GCTTTTTTAAAGCGATTTTTTTGAACAATGTATATATAGCTTGGTTGGTAGGATGCGCTCTTCCAAGTATTTTTAAGAAGCTCATTATTATGTTTTTTGTTGGATGAATTCCGTGTCGCGAGGATAGCTAACTACTATCCTCATTTTAAAAGGCAAGAACGCAGCTCTACTGCGCGCAATACTTCTCATGTTTAATTTTAATAGCAGTACTTAGTTTCCCTCTTGAGGAACGTTATCAATTTTCTCTTAGCTAAGGCTGCTATTTTTTAAAGAATAAAATCGGGCAACCGTAAAAATACAATTAAATTTATTTTGAATTATTTTAGTTAGTTAGGGTTTAATGTATAAGGCCACACTGAGCATAAACAGTGTGGCCTTTTTCTATTTTCTAACTATTGCTATGACTACACTCGTCACGATGGCGGACAGCGCCACTCCTCCGAGCCCGTAATTCCAAGCTTTTGCCCTTCGTCGTTTGTGCTCGCTTTCGGATAGCATGTTGTCAAGCTTCATATTTATCTTGCGCGTTTCTATATAGTCCCCTTCGAGCGACATGTATTTTAAATCAAGCAGCTTATTCTTTTCCTGATTTGCGCCACTTTCTTCTTTGAGCGATGCAATGAGCTTATTTTTTGTTTCAAGGCTCGTGTGTGCTGTGTCGAGTGCGTAAATGCAGTACTTTGATATGTTTCTGAACACATCTAAGCTGTCAAACTTTGCGGCAACATACTCCGCATAGCGTTTGTCCATCATGAAGATGGTATCACCCGGCTGCGTCACGACCATGTCAATGCGCCCAGGGACTTGCGAACTACTTTCGCAGGCGAGAAAGCAGAGCAGAGCTACTACTATCCCCATAGTTTTTAACATTCTCATTAATCTCATTGGCTAATTGATAGATTTTATTGTATTGTTTTAAAAAGGATTTGTCCAAGGCCTTTGATGCGCTATTGATTGAGTCAGAAACAACCTTAATGCTGTCTAACTTGCTCGAAACTGTCTTGATTTCGTGCGTGAAAGCTTCTCTCAGCTTCTCTCCGCTTTCATTTTGCAACTGGATTGTGTTGCTTTTGTCAGATTTTTTGGGGCTGTAGTAGTCAATCACCAACACCTGGGCGATAAAGAATACCACGAACCACACTATTCCCGGAACTTTACTTAGGAATTTCATTTTTAATCTTTGTTTTTTTTCTCTTTTTGCGTGCAGGACACCACTTTTTTACGGTGTTTACATGCACGAAAAGAAGGTTAGAAATACTTGAAAGCACACTCACTCTGTTGTTATCTGTAGGAAATATAGCACGTTTGTACAAAACTATTCCGACGTGTCGCTTCAGCTCGGATGATTTGAAAATATTTAGTGCCTCATCGCTTATGATGTTGCAAACATTGTTTTTATACAATGTTCTCAGCTCCCATATCGTCAGGTCCTTGACTTTCTCCACCCGAGGCGTTTTGTCCGTTTTGTCCAGATTCGTTCTTGCCACCTTTCTTCTTTTTTTTGCTTTCAATAATAACTTCTTCCACAATTACGGCCGCTTCAATTCCTCTACGTGCTGTTTCTTCGGTAGCCTCATCCTCTGCATCGTACTTTTTAACCAAGATTTCGATATGAGGATGGACGCGCGTAATACCCCAAGGACAGCCCGGACAGATGCGCTCAGGTGACACTCCGCAGTTGTTCCAAATGGTGATGAGGCTCAAATAATCATTTGCCAGGAATAGTCTTTTGATTTCTGCCCATCGGCTGCGTGGAATCTTCCAAAGTTGCACCTCTGCGGTATTGGTCAGTTTTATTTTTTCGGTTTCGTCTTTCATTTTTTATAAAGTTAAATTGTTTACTCTTTTGGTTGACTTAATTTTAGTTGCTTGGTCTGCTGTTTCTTCAGGGTCATTCACAACGACCAAAGTATTTACATTCTCCTGCACCGCTGCAATGTTTTCCTGCGTGCTTAGGATGCTCGTAGTAAGCAGCGCAGTGATACGGTCGAACTTGTCTAATAGTGGCTGTGTTTCTCTAGTCACGCTCGAAATTGTAGGCGCTGCGAGGGGAGAGGTTGACAGAGCGCCCCCTGCTGCAAACTTCACGCCCCAGTCACGATATGAATTGACCGCACTAGCCATGGCTCGTTTCTCTGGGCTAAACTTGTGACTTCTAACGCTATTCTTTCTGAGCGTTGCGCCAAATTTAGCCGAAGATTTACGATTGATGATATAAAACTCTTTGCCGTTTCTCATCACGTACTCGCCTCGCTCTGCTTCAATTGGCATCCCATTGAACACACCACGCTCACCGCCTTGGCTGTGCAGGTTGCCCGAAATAAATCCATTGACAGGAATATTGGCATTGCCAAAGCTGCCCGATGAATCAACTCCATTGGCGCCGATCGCGATACCTTCCTCTGCTTTGCTTTCGTTTTTAATCTTAGCGATAGCAAAAGCAGCGCGGGCAATAGCTATACCTGCCTGTATCCCATAGACAATACCTGCCGTAATTGGTGCAGCTGGTCCCGTTGCCAAACCTGCCTGCTGTGCACTAATCGCGATGAGCGCAAGCTCCTTAGCCAAGTTGATAGCTACCTCCGCAAGTGCTAGGTTCTTAATCCTCTTTTGGTTTTTCTCGCGGTTTTCTTCATCCTGTTCCAACAACTCCTTAGTTCCTGATACCAACGTCCCAATAAAGTCCAACGAAAGCCCAATCGTATCGCCGATGAACTTTGAAGTCTGCGCGTTTTGCGCTCTTAGTGTTTCATTCTTTTGAGCATCAATAGCTATTTGTTGGTCAGCCAATCGCTGTTGTGCTTCAATGCTACTTATCGCCGTTTCCTCCATCATTATCGACTGCTCGTCGGTAAACTGTTGGTCGAGTAGGGCAATTTGTGCGTTAGCATTTTGGCGGATGGCAACCCTCGCGGCTTCGTACTGCTCCTCTGTAATGAGTCCATTATCGAGTTGAGCTTTTAACTTTGCATCCTGTTCGATGGCCTGTTGCTCAAGTATAGACTTTTGCTGAGAGATATTGAACTGAAGCTGCGCAATCTTGTTGGAGTTCGCCACAATTGTTGACATCTTCTCCTGCTCTAGTCTTTGTTTTAAGATTTCGAGTGTGCGCTCTGAGGCTTCGGCTTCCAACTCCTCTGTTTTTTGGTTATATTCCCGGACAGAGATTTCTCTTGAGTTCAACTGCTCAAGCAACAATTGTTTTTGCTGTGCTATGTCGAGCTGAAGCTGCTGCTCATTTATCTGAATCTCAAAGTCGATGCGTTGAACAAGGCGCTGCCCCTCGCCCTGGTCTGCTTTAAACAGTGCGTCATTGGTTTTAAGTTGTTGGTCCGCAATAAGCTTGGCAACTTCCTGCGATGCCTTGGCAACCTGTTCCTTTTGCTTGTCGATTGACTCTTGTCTTTTCTTTTCGACCCCTGCAATTTGTTGATCCAACAGCGTATTGATAAGCGCCGTTTGCTGCTTGACCTGTTCTGCAGAACCTGCCAAAGCTTTTATCTTATCGACCGATGCCTTGGTAAGCTTGGCAATCTCTCTGTCAAACTCATTGTCGATAAGCTCTAGCTTCAGCTGCTCGATGTTCTCGGCCGCTTTCTTGGCATCCTCGGCTAGTTTCTTTCTATCCTCTGCCGACTTTTGCAATATCTTGGTGCGCTCGCTCTCTGCATCCTTGGTATCTTTTACCGATTCCTTGTTTGCTTTCTTCTGCGCTTCCTTGTCAGCCTTGCGGACTGCTTCTATTTGCTTGATTGATTCGCTGTACCCATCACTATAAGCTTGGCCAATGCTTTTACTTGCATCCTTCAGGGCTGCCCTCTGAGCTTTCAAATCATTGATAGCGGCTTCTACATCGGCACCGAATGCACCTTTTACGTTTTGACCGAATATCTTAGCTTGCAGGTACAAGTCTTGAAAGAAATTGGAGAAGTTTGTACCCAGTTGCTTGATAGCTGATACAACCCCTGCAAAAACAGAAGGCAGATTGGTAAAGAATTCAAATATACCCCCGATGACATCGCCAATGAACTCAAAAGCTGCCCCGACTGCCGGCACTTCTTTGCCGAGCCATACAAGCCCATCGATTAGCCATGTAATCCCATCAACCACAAATGTAAGCACATCGGCAAACACTTTCATACTGCCCGTGATAAGGTCTATTACGCTGAATGACTCGCCGCCTTCGTTGTTGAATATGCCAAGTGACCCGATAAGCTCACCAACGGCACGGCCTGCGTTCTGAAAGGCAGTAACCAATGGCGTGAAAATCTCTATGATTCTTATTATCAAGTCATAGACGAATTTTTGTAGGATGATTCCAAGCTCTTGAAACTTTGAACTACCACCCGAAACAAGATTCGTAAGCTCCACCTGTGACTGCGCCAATCCTTTGTTGGCTTCAAGTATCGCGAGCTGTTGTTGTTGATACCTGTTGTCTGTATCAATAAGCTCGCCTGTCGTAGAGTTGATATCCTTTAGTGACTTGATAAAGTCGATGCCCACATCTTCACCCTGTGCTCCGAAAACGTTACTTATAACCGACTGCAATTCGCTTGCAGGTAGTTGTGTATCGTTGAGCTTGGTTGATACTTGGGCGAGCGCATCTTGAACGGTAATACTACCATCGTTTATGCCCTTAAAAAGCTTATCAGTGAATTGTGGTCCAAAGGCATTACTAAGAGAATCCTTAGCGCCCTGTGAGCCTTCCTGTATGCGAAGTGAGAACTCTTTTACCAAATCTATACCCTTGTCCGAGAAAACGCCTTGGTCAATCGTTTTGTTAATCACAGATAGGAAAGCATCCGCACTAAAGCCTGCTTGCTTGAACTGAACGGGGTACTCTTTGAGGATATCCAAGAAATCACCATTGGCATCTAAGCCTCCAACCAATCCTTTTTCGATAAGGTCCGTAGCTTCAGTAAGTGAAACTCCAAACTGTTTACTGAAGGAGTTAGCAGCTTGTAATACTTCTGTGTTTTCTTTCTCGAAAGTTGATGATATGGCAGTGATGCGCGCGGCAAACTCGTCCACCTCTGCGGTTGGTAGGTTGGGATTCAGTGATTGGATTTGTCCCTGAAGCTTAAAAATCTCGTCGGTGGTTGCCTTAATCTCTTGGGCAATGGCACCGATGGCCTCAACACCTGCAAAGATAGCAAAGCCACCGCCAAGGCTGCCCGCAACTTTGCCGATGGCACCGCCAAAGCCCTCAAAGGCGCTGGCATAGTTACCGACATTTCGCTGACTGTCGCCCAAGCCTTTGTCTTGGGCTTTCAGCTCATTTGATAAGCCGTTTATCTTCTTTTGCAGGGATTCAACAGAGTTAGAAGCAAGGCCGTACTTTTTTACGTTCTCGTCCGTGATTTTGCCGTTCTTAATTTCCTCTGATGACAATTCCTTGTAAGCATTTTTGAGTTGGCCGAGTTCAGCATTCAGCGCTTTGTAACTTCCAGCCGCAAACTTGGTAGCCTCGAAAGCTTTTTGTTGGTCTTTCAGCTCTTTGTTTACGCCGTTTAGTTCCGTTTTCAGCACGGCAGCCTCCTGAGATAACTTATCGTACTCCTCGCTGCCTTTGGTAGCTTTGCTCAATTCATCGTTCACCTTCTTGATTTCATCCTTTAGAGAGGAAATATTTTCAAAGGTTTTTTCTGTTCCGGATAGGGTTATCTTAAACCCAACTACTTTTTCAGCCATGTTAGAATGGTAGGGTGTTTCTTAGCGTTCTGATATAAGTGAAATTAGTACTGTTTTGTGATATTGCATCCAAATCTTTTTGTGTCGGCATCTTCACAACTAGCCCAGTTGCACTGAGTTTTCGAGATTTAAGAGGTTCAAAGTTGCTATACTCGAAGATAAGAACCTGCATACTCTCTCTAAATTTACTAACTCTGCGGATATTTCTAAAGTTTTCGGCCTTAAATTCGTCGTAATTAACCAATGTTTCAACTTCTACCTTTCGCCCTTCGTTCATAATTGCAAGGTATTCAAGATAAAATCGGCGCAAAAAGCCGTAATTTACCACGCCCGAATAGGTCAAATCGCAGTAGCAAAGGTTAGGCCTAGGGAATCCATTAGGCAAAATAGCAGGGTCACCCGGTGATGCCAATGTAATATTTGGGAATCTAGTGTACATCAATGGAACAGATACCAAATAAGGCGCACCCAATGATAGCGCAAACTTCCACCAAAAGATAGACGTAGCATTAGGCACACTTAAAATGCCATGGTAATACGCTAGCTTTGGGTCAGAAGTGAAAGTTCTTTCGGGCAGCTTATAAATTTCTTGGCCGTTATCGGATGGTTCCTCCGCCAATATTGAGCCGATTATTAAACTTGAATTAGATGCTGCTGGATATGCCTCTCCGTAATTTACCATTTCCTCAAAGTAAGGATTTCTAACTACCTTTCCGGGCTTCGTAGTTCGCTCAAATGAAAACTTTGCATCGCCAAATTTCAGCCCAGATGTATTTGCATCTTCATAAGCTTTGAGTAATGGATCGGAGCTGCTTTTATATCCTAGCGTAAGGTCATCGCCAAAGTCGTAGGAGTGGCGCTCAGTAATAGCATCTTGATTTGCCCCTAGCTCTGACAGGAATAAGTTATTAGAATCCTCAACAGGGAATTTATACCAAGCGTTGCCAACTGGATAACCAGATTGCGGTGTGAGCTGTGGGCCCTGGAATCTATTCTCCATATATACCGTTCTCGTCACCATATCCACCGATAGCACACCTGAAATTGGGTGCAATACTCCTAGTAAAAAATCTGATACTTTGTTGCCATGCAGGCATGAGGCTATTGAGATAGGAGAGCCCATGCTACCTATGTCCATCATGTAAGATTTTAAACCTGCATAGATGTAATAAAAAGAATCTCCAACAGTAGGCAGTTCAACTTGTAGCTTTAATTGCGTGATGCCATTCTGTCTATTAAAATATATTGGGTCAGTAGTATAAACCTCGTTTACATTGAATGTCCCATATTCTTCTTCTATGGTAGTTAAATTTGTTGGGTCGGTTATTATTATTGTAATGCGAATACTAAAATCCGTTTGCGGTGAAGTAACCAAAAATTCAAAGTAGTGCCATCCATCGGAAAGTGATGGATAGAATGTAGTATTCCAACCCCATTGCGAAAATGGCAAATTACCATCAAATGGTATCGCTGGCATGAGTATATCCATAAACTCAGGTGTGCCGGCTATCCTTGTTAGGGTAGTTCCGCCCCCGTACACACTGAGTCTCATATTTGATATGTTGTCCGTTCGCTTCCAATCGTTGCCAACGCCAAACATGTAGCACCACTGGCGGAAATAGTCCGACTCGTAAATCTCGGATGAGATTGTAAATCCTAGATAATTCTCAAACAGGCGCTTAATAATCCACCAAATTTTTACATGTGGGCGTAAGTCTTGGACGTAAAAATTAGAGAAAGGCGAATCTATATCCCTGCCCCCATCATAGCCATTAGGGTATCTTCTGTCGGGACCAATAGAACCGTAGAAAATTGGCGGCATAACACAAATAGCATTGGGCAAAGTCCAACTTTGGACGATTGCTGCATAGTTTGTTGGCTGATTGAGCAGCGGTAAGTCGGTTAAAAGGGTGTCTTCAAGCAGTGGAAATATATCATTTACGTCCGAAAGTATGGTAAGACTGTACTTTTTTGGGCTTCTGCCGCTCGCAGTTATGAGTGATATATACCCGCTGCCCGTGTATGCCACTTGCCCATCCACCTGAATACTCACACCAACCAGTCCGAGAATGGAGTTATTGAGCGTTTGCCAGCTGTTTATTTGGTTGAATATAGCCTCATTGCGCTTTGTAGCAGGAAACACAAGGCTTGAAGCAATTTGGTTTATCTCCAAACCAATTGCTCCGACCACATTCAGAACATCATCCACCTGCTTGTTGAATTGCAAAGGCAGTGATGTGATGTTCTCATAGTCCGTTTCTTGACCATCTATGAATATTTGCGCTGATACTATTGCCATGACCTAATTTCTTTGTGACATTTCTTGTGTGGATGCATAGAGCGTTATCTCTATGCTATTGTTCGTTCCTTCAGTGTCGATGATTGTTGTATCGCCAGAATCTATGTAGTAAGCGAACAATCGATTGCCGACTTCTACAAAAATGTTGGGAGATAATAGCAGCTCTTTAAGCCAAAGCACTTGCGCCTTGGTAAGGTTGTTCTTTTCAAGCGTGATAATCTCGTCAGCTTGCTTTAAAAGCTGAATTCTACTTCTGTCTTGCGGTGTGAAAATCGCGGGCAAGTTGCGCTCAAAGAATTCGTCTGAAGTGTTGTATCGAATTACTTCGTTTTCTTCAAATGTTATTGCATCGTCACAACCAAACTCATTCAAGAAATGGATTCGGTACTTCACTTTGCAACTACATTTCTTTGTGTGGAATCTGTAGGTTTCGCTAGGGCGCAGACCAGGCACATTGAGCAGGTCAAAAGTGGATGGATTGAACACTCCAAAAGTAATATCATAGAACTGACCTTGTGAAATGCTTGGAGTGGTCGTCCAAGGAACGCCAACCGTATCAGGGAACCAATTACCAATGGTCATAGAATTGATGTTAGCCGGACCTACTCCTACGCGCGTCGTTTCTTGTATTGCTCCGCCCATAGCTGTAATATCCATAATGCCCCTATCTACCAATATACCGATAGAGTTGTACACATTGACCCGCACAGCATTAAAGCCGAACAGCATGCACATAGTTAGGAATTCAGAATCTTCTAAGCACACAACGCGGTTTTTAGGCTTATTAGTCAAAGCTCTGCGAGCGGTTGAGTAACTGACAAAGTCCTGCAATGTGATGTCGTAGGAAAGTTGAAAGCGCGCATTGACAGAAAACACATTTACAAGCCCAGTAGGCGTGAGGTCTGTTCTAGCTGCAAGTAACTTATTAGGATTTGGACGCGCTAAGATGTTTGACGAGTCCCACAAGATAAATTCATAACGAAAGTGTGCCGATGGCCCACGTTCGGCAATATCTTGTCCCAAATCGCCAAATACATCGTCGTTATCAAAGTTCTTAATCTGAATGTCTTCAGTATTTATTCTAAAGACAAAGCGCTGTGAGTAGGGTAGCGCGCTTGCTTCGACAAAGGTATGCCGAACAAAAAGGCGCGGCAATATCTCCACAAGCGTTGCTGGTAGGTCCACGCGGTACCTACGCACTTCGATAATTGGCGGATAAGGCTCCGCAATAACGAGCGAAATGTCGGGCAATGTCTGCGCAACCACTCCAAACTCCATCACTTGCCTGTTATAAGCCTTGCCCAAGGCAAATAACCCAGGAGGCATAACATCGGGAGTAAAAATGTACTGAATATTTGCCATTGGTTAGCCGTTTTGAAATCCGAAAGTTTGTATCAATGAAGGGTACACTTCCTCAAAGCCCTCAGCGGGTGCAAGGACAGCAGTAAAGCTTATAGGCACAATCTCTACAACAATCTTGCCCGCTGTTTCGGGATAGCCCGCAATCAGCGCCTCAATAGCTTCTTTGTATGCTTCAGCTGCTACCAATGCGGCGGCGGCTAATTCTTCAATCTGTTCTCTCGTCATAATTCTTCTATGTTTGAAAATGTTTTTGACATGTCTGCAATCAGGCTATCTATTTGCGCATAGATAATGCGCTCTGTTTCCTGGTCTATTTGTTGCTCAAGGTAAGGAATAAATTCGTTGATTGTATCAGTCATGACGTTGATGTTTCCGTCCAATGGCATGCCGCGTTCCTTATGTTTGTGTGCTATGGCGAAAGCAATTGATAAGGGATTTTTATCTAAGCCTGTCAAAAAGCCCTTTATGTTTATCCAATTTACTAAGCCCTGAATGTATTTCGATATTCCACCGCCTCCACTGTTTCGGTTCGTTCCTGCGAATGGAATATTGGCAGCCGGTACTCCTGTTTCAAAAACTCCCCCATACTGCAACCAAAGTATTTCGGATTGCACACCGAAGAAGATTTTAGTAACCACATGGCTAACCGATCGTATGAGGTCACCCGATGCACGTCGTCCATCGGTTTCTAATCTGTCGATTAGTTTTCCTTTAAATTTCTCTGAGAGTTCATCGAGTAGCTTTTCAAAATCTTCCATGTTCAGGTGTTCACTTTTCAGAACACCCCCAATATTTTGAGCTTAGTGTTCGCTTAGGTGTTCGGAAAGTTGAACACCTCAAATATTTATAAATAGGGTGTTCGCTTTTCTGAACACCTAACCAAAATTTCCCTTTTTAAAAATTAATAAGTATAACTTATCTATACTTATCTTATATATACTTATCGTGTTCAACTTTCCGAACACCCCCGTTCAATATTCCGAACACCCACAGTTCAGAAAAGTGAACACCCTATTTATACAGTTCAGGAAACTGAACACCCCTAAACCGAACTATCAGGTACCGAATTTATACCAGTGGTCAAATTTGGATATGTGAACTCTTTTTTATCGCAAGACAACATCGTAACGTTCACATTCGCAAAATAACCTACAAGGTCATCCGAAAAGGCGGAGAATATCTTACTCGCGCTTACCCCATCCCCAAGATGGTCTATTAGATTGCCCAAAGTGTTATAAGAAACAAAGTCTCCGCTAGCTTTTTTGGCCTCTACCCAACTTGTAGGATACCAACCTTCAAAAGTATTGCTAAGGTTATCTGTTATGGTAAAATAGGAATAATCGGCTAACTGAAACATAATGTTTTGCATTATCTCCTTCAAATCTTCTCCAATCTCCTCAAAGGTCCTCATTTTGCCCGGGTATTCATTGGACATGTCAACCTGCTTGTCTGGCATCTTGTCAAACAGCATCAAATTAAAAACTATGCGCTCATCGTATCCTTGGTCGAAAGCTTTCTCGAAGGTGGTAGCGCCCTCTGCAACCAATAGCGCAGGGTAGTAGAACTTTATTTCGCTCGGATGCTGCTGTAGTTCCTCCCAATGGCGAGAATAGAATAGGTCTTTGTCCTTGTATCGGGTGTCTTTCTCGATATTGTCCGCATTGATTTGCGACTGCTTATAGACCACAGCAAAGGTGTTGGTTCGCTTGTGGGTCAATTCCTTTTGAATGTTTGCGCTTTCTGAGTAGAAAGTTTGCGGGTAGTTCCTAGTGATGGTGTATAGGATTTTAAAAAAATCCAATGTGCTGAGCTTTGCCATTATTTGTTTTGATTATTTGCCACTCCCGAGCTGTGATTTAAAAATCCGATATAAACAAGTGCCTCCCAAAAGTTGCATAGCATGGCTGACTGCATCGGTGTATGGTCGGGCATGTGAAACTGTTTACTTTCTGCTATTTGAACAAGCAGTGCGTACCATCCCCAAAATTCATTTACTTCCTTAGCGCCCTTCGAGCCTCGAATATTACTGTTAAAGTTCTTAAACGCTGCCCCAGCTGATGGGTGCGCAGTAAAGTTTTCTTTGAAGTTTGCAAAAAAAAATCTACATCCCGACCGACGCTCATAGATATATCTTCAAAAAACTTCATCCTATTCTGAATGAATTTGTTTCTTTGGTGCATGTCAAGTGGGAGCTGCTCTATTACTTCTCCTGCCTCGTTTACTTCTCTGCATATCGCTGCCATCACTCCGAGGTCTGTGTGATAGTATCGGTCTTTATAAAAAAACTCGCCTTCTTTGCTCTTAGCGCTGAATACATGCTCAATTTGTAGGGCTTCAATCGCTTCAATCGTTGATATATTCGGCGCGTACATAGTGCGCTCATAGTTATCTATAAACTTGTCGGGCATCTTGAAACGCTTGCCCTTGTGAATAAAGAACTCGGTTTCTTTCGGCTCGTAGCTAGCAATTATCTGGTTTATCATCGAGTAAAGCGCAAACAGGCTGTCCGCTTCACTCTCTACGTCTGGCATTGGGCTGCCTTTTTTCATGCTGAGCAATGTCAACATGTCGCCCTTTACTTTTTTGTCGCCCTTTTGCATGTAAATAACTGTAGATACAACTTTCCCAATAAAAATATAGTAATCCTGCCAGTCGATGGCCGTCCAATTAGCTATGAGTTCATTCTTTTCTTCCTCAGTTTCTGCACTAATAGCTTCTTTTAGTGCTTCTGGGGCTTCGGATTGCATGGTCAGATTATAATCTACGAAGTCTTTCAAGGTGATTTCTTCGGCGGTTTCTGGGGCGTAAATGGTGCAAGTTTCTTTCCTTGCACCATCTTTACCCACATATTCGCGCTCTAGCTCGAATATAAGCATCTATTACTTAAATTCAGCAGTTGTAATGAAATTGATACGGTCCAAGATTTTAGCCAACACAGAGTCTGCGCGTCTCATCGCTGGATGAATATCGGCACCAATCTGAACGGCAATAGCCTTGAGCTGTTCAAATGAATACAGTTCCAAGATTTCTTCAGCTGTAGAATCAACGAGCTTCTTCATGATGCCTCCATTCGGATGTGCAGCAATCTTGCTCATTTGCTCGATGCTGAAAGTAATCTTTTTAACTTCCTCCTCGGTTTCTTCCTCCTCAGCTGCTGCCAAAGCCTGCTTGAGCGCTTCCTCTGCCGCAATTTCTTCGGCTGTTTTCTCTTGAGATGCTTCTACGAAAGCTTTACCCTTCTTTTTGTTGGCGGGAGTTCCAACCTTGAATGTGGTATTTTCATTCAAAACGATTTCCTTATCCTCCGCAGCAGGGGCTCCCGTCTGAGTGTTTTGTCCTCCGCTGCCCTTTCGCTTTGGGGGCGTAGTTCCGAATGTAGTTTTAGGAATATTGTTTACGTTGGCATTCAAGCCGCGCAGTCCAACGGTTTCCTTGGGGCTAATTGCCCCGATGGCATTACGCACATGGCTTTTTGCCACTGTGAGTTTAGGGTCTCCCGCGTTTTCAAGTAAGCCAAAAATTTCCTTCAGGGCTTCTACGCAGTAGGCCTTTAGTTCGTTCGCTTCCATTTTTGAAATAAATTTACTAAATTTAATAAAGATTTGTACAAATCCGTTTGCAATATGCTTGCAAACAAGCGGTTCAAAGTTAACAAAATAACTTTTAAAATGCTACAAATCGTTTTAAAAAATGCTTTTAGACAAAACTTTGTTTAATATTTTCAATAAATTTTCTGCATGGAACCAATTACATTTATCATCACCACCGAGGAGTTAGACAGACATAGCGAGCGCGTCATCATCGATGGTTTAGATGCAAAAAGTTTTATGCAAAATCCTGTGGGTTATTACAATCACCATCGCTCGATGGATGCTTGGAGTGGTGACGCTGATTCCACAAAAATAACTCCTATTGTGCGTTGGGAAAACCTGCGCGCCGTTACAATGGAGGTAAACGGTATGTTTCAAAAGGTCATGCTTGCTGATGCAGTATTTGACCCAGAGGATGAAATGTCCGTGAAAATTTATAACAAGGTGAAAGGAGGATTTATCAACTGTGCTAGTATCGGATTCCGCGCCCTTGCGTGGTCTGATGCACCAGAAGATAGATTAGACGGTCAATGGGGCTACACTTTTACGAAGTGGGAGCTTTATGAGATTTCGATTGTCGATATTCCTTCAAATCGTTCTGCAACAGTTATTAAAAACCTTGGCGGCGCTGTAAAGACAGAAGCCATCGAGGAATCAAAAGCAGGCGAAAAAAGAGCATCCGTATCTACAGATAGCTATTTATACAAATCGTTCTCAGCGCCAAAACTGCCGACGAACAAAACAAAAAGTTTTCAAAAACCAAAAGAAGAAGACATCATGAAAAAATCTATCGGACAGCGCATCATTGCAAGTATTTTTACAGTACTTAAAGGCAGTGGCGCAACAATGAAAAAAGCTGATGGTACGGACTTAACACCCGAAGACATCAAACCTGAAGACATCGAAGCCGTTGAACTTGCAGTTACTGAAGAAGCAATCAAAGAGGTTGTTGATCCGCAGATTGCAGAAGTTGAAAAGAAACTCAAAGCTTTGGGTGAATCCTTGGCCGAGGCAATCGTAAAAGCTACTCCTGGTCTTAGCAAAGACGATATCAATGCTTTGATTGCTGAAAAAGGCTTTGTTCCTAAATCTGACTTGGACAAGGTTGTCAAAGAATTGGCAGACCTCAAATCAGGTGCGAGCGGTGGAACTGCTGGTAATAATGGCGGCGCAGGCATCGGTGGTGGCACTGGTGGCGACTCTCCGGAGGATGCTTTGGAAAACAATCCTCAATTCAAACAGCTCAAAAGCATGCTTCAAAGCGGAGCAATTACGCAGGATGTTTTCAACGTCCAAAAAAGCAATTTGCTCAAAGTAACCAAAAAGTAGTACCGCCCATACAAAAAGGAGGCAGTAATTTCATATTTTTTTCTTCTAAAAAAAATCTATTAACCAATGGCATATTCAACTAACGCGGATACAATCCTTTTGGATTTGGACACGCACAATGTTAATAAGCTCCTTTTGCAGCCTGCGCTCAACTACGAAAACGTAGCGCAGAACCTGCTGGGTGTGTACAGAATTGAAGAGGGGGTCAAGGATAAAATGCGCATGACGCATCTTATCAAACCTAAGAACTCTCTTCAGGGCAAAACAAATTGTAATACCTGGAACCCAACCGTTTCCTTTGGTCTCGAAACTCGTACCGTAGAGGTATGTGACTATGAGGTCAACGGCGAACAATGTGCCGATGAATGGGACAAGGGCTGTGCCCGTAACCTGCAAGCGGCTGGTAACCTTGTCAATGACATGGAGGCCTCTCCTGCACTCAATGCAATCCTCATGGCGCAAGTCTTGTTGTTGCGTCAAGGCTTGGCGGATGACATCTACAAGATTGCTTGGTTTGGTGACACCACTTTCGATACTGTGGACTATGGTTTTGACATCGACCTTAGCGCTTATTCGGTAACGGAACGCGAAAAGTTTGTCAACATGATGCGCCATTGCAACGGCTGGTGGTATGACATCGTGACCGCGGCGCAAGATGGAAAAGTAAAATACGTTGACACCAACGACGGAACTGGTAGCGGAAACGCAATAAACCCAGCCAATGTTATCGGATTTTTCCAAACCATGCTGATTAACAGCTCTATGGAACTCCGCTACTGGAATCGCAACCGCCCCAATGGTGATTGGCCTATTTTCATGGTTCAATCAGGTATCTACCGCGCGTATATCCAGTACCTTCAATCACTTGGTGAATTGAATGCAACTGGTTTGTACATCAACGGTGCGCCTGTTCCTGGTGTATTGACTTGGGAGGGATTCCCAGTGATTGAAATTCCCGAATGGGACATGTTCGACACTGAAACTGGTGCAATCCAATTGACTGGTCCTTACGCAGGATTCAGCATGAACCAACGCGCTTTGTTCATCGCGCAAGAAAATCTCGTTATGGCTACCGATGTTGTTCCTTTCCAAGGCACCAACAGCGCTTTGCAAGTTCAAAAATCACCATTGTTGAAAGACAAAGGCAAAATTTGGATGTTGGCGAATTTCAGATTCGGCTTCAAATACGCGCACGCGAAACTTCTTACCGTGGGCTACAATAGCTCTAACACTTACGTATAGCACTGTCCACCATATAAGGTCGGCGGACTTGTCAGATTGTCCGCCACCTTTTTTAATTCACAGACCAAAAATCTAATAAACATGTGTTTATTTCAGCCCATAACTACCGAAAACTGCCCTCAGGGTCGTGCAGGTATAAATAAGGCCTGGGTCACGGCCTGCGAAAATGTTGTGGATATTGTGTTTGACACAACTACCAGAACAATTGCAGCGTTAGTGATGAATGGATCGCCCGGTGCGGGTCGATTCGTGGCAATCGAGTTCGAAAAGAAGACAGCTAATTTCGAGCAGGCTAAGACCAAAATCAAAAACGGAACTAATGTCACCCAGACATTGACGTTCATTGAGCCTGGTCTTAATCCTCTCACAGCTCGTTTGCTTGAGGACTTGAATACTTGCTGTTGCTACCATGCTATCGTAAAAGATAACAACGGAAAGCTTCACTATGCAGGTATTTCTTACTTCAAAGACAGCGATACTTGGGCATCCGAAGACATGCGCACTGGTGAAGGTTCTGGTAATACCGGAGCTGACCCTACTTCGGACAGCAATGAATATACTGAAAGCCTTGTGGCTGACACTATTTTCTATGCGCCATTTTACGGCCTTGCCGAAAGCACTATTCCGACCTAGTAGTCTAGTAGTCGGTTTATTTGCAAGTATCAAATTTTTAAACTACTTTTAAACCATAAATAAAATGGCTGGAACAGCTTGGAAAATTCCCGAATCGCTTGTTTTCAAAAACGAAAGCGGAGAAACCATTGCATCGCCTTATATGGTCACGCAATTTGGCGAGTTCAGTTGGTCGGGCGCTCCGATTAACGTAACGCGATACAAAACTGATGGCACTTCAGAGGTGGTGGTTATACCAGTACCTACCGAGGCTCAGCTGAAACTTATTTTTGATTCCAATGCAGCTTTTGCCGACTATATCAGTCCTCCGGATGATTATGAAGGCGCTCCTTGGATGGTATAAAAAGAAATGAATAAAGGGATAGCTATATGAGTGGTGAATTAACTCCGAAAGAAATAATGCGCTTGTCTTCGGGCAAGAAAACATCGACAGCGCTCGTCAACATTGACGACCCTATCGGATATGAAATTAGAGATTTGGACGACGTTTCAACGCTCTATTCACGCTATCCCTTTATACCATTTTTTGAGGGTGCCGACGCAACCCTAGCGTTTTACGCCAAAATGCGCCGTCTATCGCCTACTCATTCGGGCATTATCAATGACCTTATCACCTTTGTAACAGGCGGTAAGATGACAGTAGAAAAGAAGCAAACCAACGGCTTTGCAGCTTTTTCTGATACTGTGACAGAGGTAACACAAGAGGAATGGAATGAGTACATAGAGTTTATTCAGTCTTTCACAGACCCAGGGGTTTTGTGGGAACAGATTGAACGCTTCTATGATGGCTATAAGACATGGGGTAATGCCTTCATGGAGATTGTCTTTACAGAAGTAGCAGGACAGCGATTTGCAAAGATTCACATTCACGATGCGGACAGATGCAGATACTTGATTCCTTCTTTTGTGAATGGCAGGTTGATGATTGGCGTGTCTGCGGAGTGGAATATGAACTATCTCGATAGACATCCGCCTTCCGTTATACCTGTTTACCCAGAAGTTGGGGAATTTGCCGATGGCACAAAAAGAACGATCATTCACCTGAAAAACCCAACAGTTTCGAGAGCTTACTACGGTGAGCCTGATTCGATTGGTTGTATCTTCTTTCAGTTTTTAGAGTATCAGCTTGGCAATTATACCACTGAAGGTTACTTAAACCGATGGATTGCTAAGGTATTCTTTGAAACCTTTGGAGATGCGGAGGACAATGCGGATGGTAATTGGATTGAGACATTTGACCAGAGTATCATCGACACCTTCACACAGCGCGGCAAGAATCGCAAGTCTGTGATGCACAGGAATAGCCCTGCCGACAGCAAAGAAACCTTTATTCATGAATTCGCCCCCAATACGGACGAGAATTTCCATACAAGCATGGCGGATATTGCAGAAACGCAAATCCTGAAAGCTCACAACTGGAATCACTTGCTCCTGGGCGTAAGAATATCGGGCAGTCTTGGCGGTGGAACTGAATATATGGAAGTGTACAAACAAAAGTACGCTTCTAAAATTAAGCCCGAACAGGAGATGATTTTAGAGCCTTTCCGCTCGGCCTTGAAAATGATTGAAGATTGGGTAGGGTATGACAACCCTAACAATCTCACGATAGGCCTAAAAGACCTGTACGAACAAATGTTGAAAGATACCGCCGCCCCTGAACCTAGTGGTCCGGCTATAATATAAAAAAGCTGCTATGTTTCTTAATTCTCGAATATCCCTTATAACCCCTAACGAGGTTCGTAAGTTTTCACCTGCAGATGCTCACGATAGCACTGCGCTTAGAGAAAATTTTATTCAGAACAAAGAGGAAAAGCTTTTCAATTTGTACTTTGGGTGGGAGTTCTACGAGGCGCTTGTCGCTGATAAAATCGACTATGAAACCCTACCGAACTACGTTGGGGATTACTCCAATACAACCGCCTATATAATCGGTCAAACTGTGCAGTTTACGGATGAGCTTTTTACGCTCATTGTTGCCAACTCGACAGGCGTAGCGCCTACCAGCAAGGTTAATTGGACGAGAGCCAAGAAGTTTGCGAATGACGACTATAATTTTCTTTGGGAGCGATATTTGAGAACGATTCTTGCATTCAATGTTCTTTATACCTCTGTGCTTTACAGCGCAATCAAAGTGACCGCTAAGGGGGTCACAAAGAGCAAGGATGAAACGTTTGATTCTGTTTCAATAAAGGAGCTGCAAACCTATAAAGAGGGCATGAAAACAGACATTGACGATGTGTGTTATAATATGGACCTCTTTATTCAAAGAAACGCGGCTAAATATCCGCTTTATAAGCCGCTTATCAATAACACATGCGGCCCAAAAGGCAGGAATCGCTATCCTAATTTTGGATTCAATGTCAACGGTTCAAAATATGCGGAGAAGCCCAATGCGGACGAACTATAAAATCTGACAAGTATGTTTGGACTTAAAAAAATCTTCGAAACAATTGAGTTCTTTGTGGACAAAGGCGTCGATGTTTCGAGAGTGGACGAGAAAGAAAAGGAATTACGGCTGTCAATTTGCGAAAATTGCCCCGAGTTCTTAAAAGCGACAAGACAGTGCGGAATCTGCAAATGCTTTGTAGATGCTAAAGCTGCGCTTGTGTATGACCCTGTTTTAAGCTTACAAAACGCGGATAAGGTAGTTGCTACCTGCCCTAAAAAACTTTGGTAAAATGGCTAAGAGAATCAACCCAGATGCGAACCCGAACAACGCGCTCAAAATGTACACTGATAATATCAAGTGTGAGTGCGAACCTAGCATAGACCAATCTTGCGATTCGCTTTTCTTTTGGGATTTTACGGCTGGAGTAATACCTGAAACAGTAAACGATGGTGAAGTGCCATTGGCTTCTGAAATCACGGTAGATTTTGGAACATTTGAAGCTGGCGGAGAGTTTGTAATCGGCTTTGCATTGCTTACTGGCGCTTTGCAGATTCTTTCTGCTACTCCATCGGGTGATTTTGCAGCTGATTGGGGCGATGAAAGTCCAATTCCTTATACATTTGATACTCCTGCCGTTCCAATAGTGTTTTTCAAGCTTACATTTGCTGCGGATGAGCCAAGCGGAGCACACACAAGTGTATTTACATTTGAAACAAGCTGCGGAACTGTTGTAGTGACAATGAACTATAATATCCTTGCAATCGAATTAGGTTATGAGGCGCGTATTTATATTGCAGAAGTTGAAGAAGTAACGCCAGGCGTTTATGACATCGTAGGCTCTCCAAGTCAGATTCTTAACTTCTTCCAAGATGGAAGTGGTCCAGAGTCTTATTCCCTTAGCTCTCCTGTGCCTGTTTCTACCACTGGTTTGTTTGCTTTTCTAGTTTATGCCATTGCTAATAATGCTTTGGATATTGACATGGCACAACCAGATGCAAGTGCAGCAACTGACCTTGTACAAATTGCACTCAATACTATTCCAGACCCTGCATTCCCTGTAACTATTAACCAATTTACAGAGCAATTCTTGGGTGCATTCCTTTTGGATAATGGTGACCCAGGTTCTCATACGGATTCATCTGTAACGCTTGCAATTGAACCATCAAATCCTATTTACGAAGTAACATTAGTACTTCCATACGTGGTGTCTTAAAATAAAAACAAAAGTATGGCAAAGCGAATCAATCCGGATGCAAGTCCAAATAATGCTCTTAAAATGACCACTGACATTATAAAATGTGAGTGTGAAGATGTAATTCCTGTTCCACCAAATCCTAATTTTATGACAAGAACTTTTATTGTAGGAATAGACGGCACAACGATACAAGAATGTATTGACCTTGCCGCAGTCGGCGCAAATTCAAACAATGTAGGTGTAGTAGTTATACCTCCCGGCTCTTATACAGAGAATCTTACGCTCAAGCAAAGCGTAATGCTTCAAGGTAGCGGTAACTTTAAAGATACTACTACCACGAAAATTATTGGGGCTCACACATTTACACCAACTTCTTTGAATGCGGTAAACAACCGAATCAGCATCCAAAACTGTTTGTTGGTAGCGCTTACAGATACGCCAATCTTGACAATAGCCGGTACTACTCAAGTATGTCAAGTCAACACAATAGGTTGCTTTTTCCAAGACAATAGCAACACTAATACCTACGGCATGGTGCAAATTACAAACGCAAATGCACGCTACTATAGTCTTGGCAATTGGTATCGCGGTTCGGGAGCAACAGGCCCTTTTGCTATCAGACAAACAAATGCAAGTTTGGTTTATAGCGGAACTGGTGATGACTACGATGTTACGGCTATTTTGGAGCAAGCAACAGGCGCTGGAGCTGCTGTAGCTTCATTTGGATATTCAACCTTGAGAGGAACTACATCGGGTTCATTGTTTAAAGTTACAGGCATTTTGTTTTTGAGCCACAATAACGTTATCAATGCAGCAACCAATGGGAGCGCGGTAAACCTAACTATAGCTGGAGCTTCTGTATCTTCTACTCACAACCGCTATGATATAGCTGTTGGCACTGGTTATGTTATTACTGGTGTAGCATCAACTATCTATGCAAACGCATACGATACTTACACTAACACAGGTTTGGCTGCTCGTAACGTAAAGTTGAAAAATACAGTTACGGCTGTAGCTTTTACTTCATCACTTACTCCTTCGGCTTAAAATTGGATTGATAAAATTATTGAATAAAATCGGTGCTGCCATACAACGCTGCGCCATAAAATTAAAAAAAATCATGGCACAACGACTTAATCCGGACGCTAACCCGGACAATGCACTTAAAGTGTACACTGATAACATTTTTTGCGAGTGCGATGGAGATACTTGCGAGGTTGCACTTTTCTGGCGCTTGCTGCAAGATGGCACCCCATCAGAAACAGGAACAATCAATAAAACTGGTAAGATTGAAATTGAAACCACATTGGTTGCTGATCAAACAATTGAAATCTATACCAAGTCAGTCAGTGGTGAAATTATCACTACTGATGCGATTGTAGCTGGAGATTTCTCAGGCGATTGGACTATTGTTGCTTTGCCTTTGACCACTGCAACTACTGCTCAAACGCTTATCGCAACGCTTGATTTGGCTGATATTACCGAGGGTACTTTCCTTCCTTCTATTCAGATTGAAACAAGCTGCGGAATGATTACGGCAAACATTGAATTGGTCGTTATCGACTAATTTTATCTGAATTATACCTGCACTTAAAAGCCTCCTACTTTAAAAAGAGGAGGCTTTTTTATAAATCCGAATATGGCAACTTTATTAAGAAAGATATTACCTATTTCCTTTAGCAAAAAGAGGATATTTTTCTCTGGCGGCGGGGCTAGTGGTTGCTGTACTTCGACCTGCGAGAAGGACTATGTAGCGAACTTTAGGAGCGATGTGGTTTTGGATGACCCCATTCCAACGATTTCGGAAATTACGGGCATAGCCATAAACGGCATATCACGCACTTTCCCTGCGCCTATTTCGATAAGTACAGATGCTGACCTAAAAGCCATAATTGCCCAAATCAGGCTTTCTTTTTTCATATTGGGATATTCGGGCGACAGTATAGAGATATGCTGTTATGATGACGATACTTTCGAGCTTAAGATATTGAATTGTGAGGCAGTTATCAATAAAATATTTACCGATGCTGCGGACATCGACATGAACCGCGTTGAGGATGGCAGCGAATCGCTTTGTAATTGTGGTAGCGTCGAGCCCGAAGGAGTTTCTAGTCCACCATCTGGCGATGGCTGCGTAATTTGTTCCGAATTTCCACCCGTTTATACCGATGTGCTTTGGCGCAATGATAACGATGGACTTACTTATTTTTACGATGGTGTTGATTGGGTGACTACTGCGCAGGATGATTTTCAGTACAGCGACTCGGGTAATTGGGGTAATAATGAGTTTTTGGACTTTGGAAACCATAAAACCACTACAACGCTTGGTCCATTGGCACCGCACAAATTAAAGATTTCAAAAATAACTTTGATAGGTGCTACTTCGGCAGGAAATATTAGGCTTTATTCTAATGCTGCTATCATAGCAAACGTTGCTTTTACTTCTGCACTCAAGCAGGTAATTATTCCTGCAACTGTTATTGAAGTTGTCCAGGGCGAAAATCTGAGCGTACAGAAAACTTCAGGAACAGCTTCAAATGTTTTTTGCGTAATATATTTTAGAAAAGTTTACTGATATGTATAATCCAGATCACATTATAAAGAATATCACTGCCGATGATATTGAATACTACACTTGCACAGTTGTATCTGAAAATCTTGATGGTATTCCAATAATTGCGGCTGGAGAATCCGTAAATTTGGCTACTTATAATAATATGCCCCGCATTTTTAGTTGTGCTGAGCTTAAAACTCATATATTAGCAGGCTCAATTATCTTTGTCCATGAATCTGTAGAACTTTCTGCGGCTGAAAGCTTAGAGTACTATATGACGATGGGATTTTCAAAAAGACTTTAGTTCACAATCATAAAATCAATCTAACAATGAATATCGTAGGATTCAACCGCTTTGAAGATTTGTTTTTGCAGATGTTCAAATCAAATCAAGTCAAACCAAACACTATATACCTAGCGCTTATGATGACAATGTTTTTATTTTTTGTTCCATTTGTAGAAAAATGGATTTGGTCTCCGTCGTGGACTCTCATTTTTTTTGGAGCTGTGGTCACCCTCGACTTTATTACAGCGATTGCCGCATCCAACAGAGGTGCAAAAAAGAAAGGAAAAAAAACAGGATTTGTAACAGAAAAAGCCACTAGGTTTATTTTTGTCCTTGCTGCTTATCTTATACTATTTGCTATACTGAATAGCCTTGGTAAGATGATAGAAGCGCTCGGAGTAGGTGAAATACTTAACCCTATTGCTTTTAATTACCTCGCAAAATTCGTTTTCTTCTTATGCTTTGCAATAAACTTTATAAGTGCACTAAAGCACATGTCACTAATGGGCCTAATACCTGGGCAGATTGCAAAATTTATAGAGAAGTTTATAGATGTGCATAAGAACATAATAAACTCACAGGTTGAGGCTATAGGAGAGCAGAGAAAAAACAAAGATGAAGGCGATGAAAAACCGCAGTCTTAATAAAAATAAAAAGGCGCACCAACCACGGTGCGCCTTTTTTATTGGGCATTATCTTAGCTTATATATAATGCTTGAAAACATTGCCCCTCCAAGCACCACAACACCCGACAGCGAAAGCCAAAAGGCGGGGCGAGTGGTTTTAGTTTTTGGGTTGAGCTTTTCATCTGCTATCTGCCAAAGTCCACCTGCAACAATCATCACCGATGCCAGGAAACAAAGGAGGAGAAATTTCTTATTTTTCATAGTTGTTAGGCGTTTCGATTTGAGAAATAAAGGTTTGCTGCTTTTGCTACTGTATTCCACTGCAAAACTGTATGGATTTGACCGTATTGGTCGAACCCTACTTCAAAAAACATATCCGGGAACTCTCTGCACCCATAGCGTACAATTTCTAGCTTCAGACAATTGTAGCCCTCAGTTCTGCTATCAATTTTGTACAGGCTGTACTCGCGTCGGTACACTTCACCCGTAAAGGTGATAGTGATTACCATTTTTCCGCCGCAAAAGCTGAAATAATGGTTTAAGTCAGCAGGTAGCGCCCTAGTTTCTTCGATTGAAGAAATAGAGCTGCCAGTTAAATAAGTTCTTTGTGCGGTCATGTCGCCGCATTGTGCCATTGCTCCAATGGAAAGCAGCAGAAGCGCTTCGATTAAAATGTTTTTCATACCTTTTTGATTACGCTTGTGAATTGATAAACAACTTTGTAGTTGTCGGTTACTACATTTAGAAACTTTGCTGTAATATCACCTACGCGAATTTCGACCAAAACAGGATAGTATTTTATTTCCTGCTTTATCTTTTTGCAGAAAGCTTCGAGCTTGCACACGAACCTAAGTGCGTACAAGTGTTTGTGCTCTACTCCCTCATCTTCCAAGGGCTGCAACAATTCGTCCATATTTGATACTATAATTAGCTTCATAATACAAAGGTATATTAAAATTTTAATATAGCAAATAAAAAACAATAAATGTTTAGCATATTAAAATTTTAATATCTATCTTAGAGGTATCAATTAACACAATAATATAAAAATCAATTAGTTATGTTAAGTTTAAAAAATATTATTATTTCAATATTATTCAGAAGGGACATAAAAACGGCTGAGGAATTCGCCGAAAAAATATTGCAGGCTTGCGCTTTTGACATTAGATGCGCTTCCAAGATGACAACCGACATCATCTGCAACGTTTCAAAAACTGGTCGTAAAAAACTATCTCGAAAAGAGGCTGCCGCACTTCAGGCAGCCTTTTGTTTTTCCTGCCACTTTGTAGAGCGAGAAAAGAAACCTATTAGATGCTCGCGAGATGCCGCCCAGATACTCCTGCCTGCGCTCTGTGGGCTTCAAGTAGAACAATTCCACGTCATTGTACTAGATAGAAAGAATGAGGTCTTAAAAACGCTCCTGATAAGCGAGGGAGGCACAACGGGAACAGTTGTAGATACAAAGGTTTTATTTAGCCGGGTGTTGGGCCTCATGTCTAATAACTTGCCTGTATCGGCTATTGTGCTTTGCCACAATCACCCATCGGGCAACCTTACACCCTCCGAATCAGATTTGGCGCTCACAAAGAAAATTGTTGAAGCTGCCCTACTGCTAGACTTGAAAGTTTTGGACCATATTATTATTGGCGGAAACAACTATTTATCGTTTGGTGATGAGGGATATTTATAGCAAAAAATAATTTTAATATATTTTTTAAACCCCTTGCATATTAAAATTTTAATATGTATCTTTGTAAGGAATTAAGATTGAAACATTTTTTAAAACACAACAACAAAACATTTTATGAAAAACGAAATCACATTCGCGGCTGCTTACAGCGCAACAGAAACTTTAGAAGCTAACGCTCAAGTTGTATTTGCTAAAGTTGGAAAATTCAGCCCTGCACAGGTTGAATTCCTTAACTCAATCCGCGCGCATTTTGACTATCAAATTCAGGTAGAAAAAATGCACGCAGGCAAGGCATTAGAAAAAACTTTTGCCGATATTGCAGGCGATTGCGTAGGCTTTCAAACAAACTTACACATCTTAGAGCAAGCTTGCCTTGCAACTATTGCCCTTGGGGATGCCATTAAAGCAATGGCGGACAAATCGGCTGTTAGTTCGGGACTGGTTATTGAACAACTTATTAAATCGGCTAATTTTGATGCCGAACCAATGCAAATCGTGGAAGACAAGCCAAAGAAGGAGAAACCTGCCAAAGTGGTAAAAGAGAAAACCGAAAAAGCCCCTAAAGCTGAAAAGGAAAAGGTTGCTAAAGAACCAAAGGCTAAAAAGGAGAAAGCAACTATCATTCCTCTAGAAACGCCTAAAATTGAAACCGAAAAGCCAAAGGCAGAACCAAAGGCAAAGGTTGAAAAGGAAAAAGGTGTGAAAGTTTACAAAATTCCTTTTCAAGTTGGATTACTGGGTGAACAAAAATTTACGGTTCAAGCCTGTCAAGAGGAAAACGCAGCGATTGAAGGATACAAAACAATTGAAGAGCTACAAGCTGCACTCCTACCCTTGGCGCAACGCTTTGAAAGTGGTGAACTTTATTTCGCAGGGAAAGGAAAAACATTCCTGAGCAAAGAGTTGGGATTTTTCAAAGACCGCGTCATCATTGAAGGCAAAAAGTATGATGTAAATGAGCTTTGGAAGCACTTCGAGGACGTGCCAAAAGTAGAAACATTGGAGGAACTTGCTGAGTATCTCAAAACTGTTAAAAGTATCTTCCTTTGCAAAGACAGCAAGGAAACCAAAGTTGAAAATATTGAGCACCATCCCGACTCGGTTTTTGTAAACTTTCAAGGTGGCACAGTTTGCACCGCTCGCGTGTATAATATCACTCAGTACATTTTAATCGTAAAAGCGACTAAGTAATTATTTTGCCCGCTGGTGATGCGGCGGGCAAACTTTTTTTAAAATAAATTTTAATATACTTGCATATTAAAATTTTAATACGTACTTTTACATGAGATTAGAACTTAATACTAAACAGGTCACCATAAAGACTAAGAAAAATACCTACGTGCTGCAACTTAATTCGGACTTAACAGAGTCTACGGCCCTCATTAGTTCAACCGATGAAGAAACGACGTTGGATATTGCTAAAAAGCGATTTGCAGGCGACATCGCCGAAGCCCATCGCCTGTATTATGGGGGCATAACCGATTTATAACAATGGCATTTAAAAAAACCGTGTCAGATGGCACATTTATTCTACTCTACGTAAAGAAGGAAATAAAATCCTTCCTAGGGTTGCAAACTACAGTTAAAGATGGCAAGAATCGCCGAGTAAAGCGCGTAGAAGGTTTGCTTATGCTTCTTAGAGCTGGCATAGCAGAATTCAAGTCCAATAAAAAGGCATTGCCCATGCGCTATGAAAAGGCAGACATTGTGCCTGAGCCGCTGAAGATTCCCAACGAGCTGCACGATGAAATATTGGATATCCAAGAATGGACATCAGCTGAGCGCAAAAGCGATTTGATTATCGCACTGATGATGGAGGGAATAAAGTCAATGCAAACAACAGTCTAGTATATATTTTTGAAACATTAAAACAACAACAACAATGTTCGACTTAAATGAATTCATGAGCGATGGCATGAAGGCCATCCAACCAACCGACTCTGTAGAAGTAGAAAACGTAGTAGTATGTATCTACGGAGACCCAGGCGCAGGAAAGACCTCTCTCAGTTTCACAGCTGATAAGCCTTTGCTTTTCGACTTCGACGGAGGTGTGCAACGATCGGTTAATCGCAAACTTACGCTAGCATTCGAGAATGTGTACCAGGAAAGCGAAAGCGGTGCACCTTTGCTGATGAAAACAGGCTATGAGGTATGTATGGAGGCTGTCAATAAGGGCATGCTCGAAAGCTTTAAAGCTTCAGGTGGCAAAACTATTGTCATCGACACGGGCGGAACTTTGCTTGATGACATGATGGCTCCTTACATCACGCATAGAAACTCAAAGTTAAAAAATGCTACTGGCGGCCTGAATCTTCAGGGCTTCGGTGCACTTAAAAGTGAATTTACTTCTTTCCTTGGTATCTTGCGCCGCCTAAAGTTGGATATTATCTTTATCTGTCACGCGAAAGAAAAGGACGAGAAAGGTGTTCGTCCAAAAATGACCGGTGGCTCTTTGGAGATTCTTATGGAGAAGTCCGACCTCATGGGTTACTTGTATATGAGTGGTAATGATATCATTCTTGACTTTAACCCGACAGACTCTCATTTTGGAAAGAATGCGGGCGGATTTGCACCGCTGAAAGTTCCGCACTTCGAGCGTGAAGCTGACAAGTACGTCACTTTCTTGGCCGATGTTATTGCCAAAGCCAAAAAACGCATGTCTGCAATGACTCAAGAGCAAAAGGCAGCCATTGAAGCAACAGAATCATTTTTGGCTGATGTGACATTCGCAAAAAGTACAAGCGACTTGATTCTCACTATTGAAAAGGTAGCAACAAGTCAAATACTTGGTGCCACTGGTCGCGCAACAATCAACAGCGAAATCCGCAAGAAATTCGCACAATTGTTTTTGGATGAGTGCCAAGATTCGCTCCATGACTGCGACCTAGCCAACGGCATTATACCGATTATTTCAACTCTGCCTGATTTAATCAAGCTCGAAACGTGGAAGGCAGTAGCTGAGGCTGCAACCGCCAACGGATTATCTTACAACAAGGTTGACAAATGTTTTGAGCAACCGAAAGTAGAAGAAAACGCGGATGCTTAGGATATCCCCCTCTTTGATAGAGCAGTTCCGCATCTTCATGCTCGATGTGTATGGTGAAATGTCCGAGCAGGACATGATTACCCACATCGAGGGTAAGCGTAAATTCAACAAAAGCATGGGACGCGGAACGGCTTATCATCAAATTATTGAGTTCGGACATGAGCCGTTTGTATCGAAGAAGTTCGATAAGAACGGTTCATTGACCGACATTTGCAGAATCTTTGTGAAAGAAGAAAAACAATTTATTGCTTTCGAATTTCACAAAGAAGAAGTATTACCGGCTATTGAATACCGACATCGCCTTAAAAACTTGGTGCATGAGGTGCCAATTCAAAAGGAGATTGTTGTCAATGGGCATAAGGTGCTACTCAATGGCCGCGCTGATGGCTTACTAGGATTACAAGTACGCGAGTGCAAGACAACAGGCACTCAACCCGATATTGAGCGATATATGAGCTCTATGCAGTGGCGCTGCTATCTTTACATGCTCGACGACGCTACATCATGCCACTACGATGTATTTTACATCAAAAAATCAGGTGGTGTGTTCTACCAGGAATACAGTTTCGAGCGATACGCAGGACTTGAACATGACCTTAGATATTGGATATCGCAATTGATAGACTTTTGTATCAAGCACAATTTAATAAAATACATTACCCTTAAAACTCCACAAGTACCATGAAAGATAAATATTGTGTATTATATGACATTAAAAACTTGATGATTCATATTGTCAATTTGTCCGAGGTTTATAAAAGCCCAATTCGCTCTAACGATGATTTTTACCTGATTGAAATTCTTGATGATGCTTTTGGAGCTGTGAATTTTCAGGAGGAATTGAAACCCGAATTCATGAGCGCGAGTAATTTTCACAAAAAAGGGCACCTTACATCTGATGCTCGCGGTAAAATGAGATATGTACTGCTGTATGATAATGAGGAGTGTTGTTTTAAAACTTATCTAAATGGGTTCCCAGAGCTCGACAATGATAAATTTTCAAAAATTGCCAATTTTGCATCTGAAGAACGCTGCACGATTGTTGGTAATATCCTGATGGATTTTGCTGATGAAAAGGATATCAGCTTACAGGCTGCCTACATGAGATTTGTAGAAGGCGATTTGTGGAAGGAGTACAAAGAGCAAAGCATAGAGCTCACTTATCAGGAAATGAAGAAAGAAGCGGCTGTAAAACCTGCAACTGGGGTGGTAAAGATTGAAAACCCAACAATGAAGTTTACAATCAGCATTGATGTTGTTTTTGAAAATTTCATAGGTTCAACATTGCTTGGCTCTAAAGCAAAAGAAATGACCGACGTTATTGTTTATACTGAGCGCACAGGCGATGCCTTTGAGGGTTATACGGTCAAGGGCGCATATTTTTACGTCCCTAATGAGTTGCTGAAAAATGCAATCTTCTTTATAACTGAAGATAAATAGCATGGGACATCAACTATCTATATTCGAATTGGCAGCGCAGCCCGATAATGTGGACCCAAGACTACTACAGCATTCGGTTTTGGATATGCAGCAATGGTGGTTCTTTTATTTCAAATGGGATTTTAAAGAGCTTTCTCATTTACTACCAATAAAAGTAGGCATGCTGCTAAATATCGAATGTGGTGTGTATCAAATTTTGGAGCGCCCAGCTGAAAAATCGCATTACTCACACCCAGTATCTATGCTAAACGCGGACTGGGTGCGGGTGATTGGCGAAAGCAAAAAGGATGAATATATTGTAGAAGTTGAGCCACACGGCTATTACAATGGGCTTGCAGAAACTAAATTTATAGTGCCTGGGCATAGTTTAAGCCCTATTGATTTTAGCAATTACAATTACAAGCAATTCTATGAGATAAGCCGAGATTTCGCAGAGGCCAAAAGGCTATCGGACGAACTTGATTACTCAGATTATATGGAATGGTGCAACTTATTTTCAAAAACATCTGAAAGCTATAACCAATGGACGACGAAACCGAAATATTTGATACAGAAGTAACAGCGGTATCCAAGAGAGGAGAGCTCTCATTGTCGTGTGTAGTAAATCTTAAATTTGAAGACTACAAGAAACGAGTGCAGGATGACCCGCATTTTGGGCCCGTAAAGTACCGAGACCCTGAAAAGTTTGGCAATAAGGTTTATAGTGTTGCTTCGTCCGGCATTTACCCTGATGATACTTTAGGCGAAATGGTTTATATTATCCAGTATGGTGTTCCTGAATTGATTAGAGCAAAGTGTGTTGACTTAATCCGAATTACCAAGGAGGAATACGAAGCAAAACGCGACTTAAAATGAGTAAACAAACAAGACAAGCAATATTAAACCATGTGCATGAGCACGGCGAGATAAGCACAGCGACTGCGAATAGCCTATTTGCTAAGTTTTACTACTACAACGGTAGAAAGCACGTGCAAGATTGCTTATCTCGCCTTGTCAATAGTGGCGAGCTTTACCGACCTGAGCGCGGCCTTTATAAGAAGGGCAGAGATTATGTAGTGTTTGAAACGTTTCATTTCAGCTACAGTATTAAATACTCGATGTATAGCTGTTATAATAGCGGTTCAGGTGGCAACCAAAGTTATATTAACGAACTTGTGGACTGGCGAAAGAAGGGAGAAAAAAATATAAAGTTTGGCTTGACGCAGATTATAGGCCTGTACTAAACGAATTTAAAGCAAAACAGCCTCTCACTGATGCTGAAATAAACAAATTGGGTTGGGTAATTATGAAAAAGCCCAAGCATTTGGATGACATCATCAGTTCAATAAATGACAATTATTGAATCTGAGGTGTTCAGTTTTCCGAACTGTGTATTTATTTGTAAATAGTCAGTTCAAAAAGTTGAACACCTCAAATATATTTATTACATTTGTTAATCGTAGTATTTTAAAAAACAACAAAGGTATGGAAAATATGAAATTTGAATTATCAGTTGATGAAATAGCTACAATTGTAAAAGAAACAATTGTATCATCAGTTAAAAAATCTATTTCTGCTAATGAGAAGCAGGTCGAGGAGTCTATGAAAGAATATTTCAAAAAGTCAATTTTTGAAAAAAAAATGAGTCAATTTGAAAGTTCTTTAGATTGGGCAATTGAGCGAACATTTAGAGAGGGAGTTGAAAAAGCGTTAATTGAACTAGACTTTAAAGAACTTGTTGCTGAAAAAACAAAAGAGATACTTTCAGATGGCAATTTTGTAAAGAAAATAGCAGAGCAAAAAGTAAGGAAGGCTTTGGGGTTTTGATGGTAATAAGAATGATGTAAAAGGTAATAATTGAAACATGAAGTACACAACAACAGTATCGCATATTGATATAAGGACCTTCAATGATAAACACACTGAAGGCTCTTTGAAGCTGAAAGACCAAGACTATCAGCTTCTCGAAATGCTGTACCAATTTGCTTTTGCAGGCAATGCAAAGGCATTTACGGACGAATCGGTCACTTATTACTGGTTTTCTCCCGCACTGGTACAACAGCAGTTCCCCGACTGGAATATCGGGCGCACAACCTGCTTTGCAAAGCTCGCAAAGTTAGTGGATTTGAAACTCATTGCTCGGCATCCCCAAGGGCGTTCTTTTCAGGGCTATTTCGCATTTACCGACCTTTGTAAGGCTCTGCCATGCTTAGGGAAAGTAAAAGGCAGCGCCGAGAATTCAGCGCACCATGCCGAGGCGGTCAATGGCCATGTAAAAACAATCGAAGCACTACAGGCGGAACTAAAGAAACTCACATCTATTTTGCAGGGCAAGGATGAACAGATTAAAATCCTGTACGATACCATCAACGCCCAGGAAAGAACAATCATTGAACTGCGCAACGAGCCCAAGACAGCCAAAGAGAAACCACCGCGACATGAGACAGACGAAATGCCACTATACCAACTTTGCAGGACTGTTTACCTAGAGCAAAACGACGAATTCAATAAACAGGTGCACAATTCCCAAAGCAAAATAGATTGTGTCATCACAATGGCGCAGGAAAAGAAACTAAAAGAACTAGTTGATACTATTTGCTCAATTGTTGATGCAAAGATGTTAGAGCCAACGAAGGATGATAAGATTAACGCATTCCGCGATATACTTTCTCTCTATATAGAACTTGCCAAAAATAAGCAAGTTTTTTATTGGAACTCTTTTACTCCAGATAACTTGCTTCGTAACTTCTCAGACTTTTATAATAAAATCCAACTAAAAATAAACAATGAACTTACTTCAAATAATTCAACAGCCCACCAACAAGATGCAACAAAAGACAGTCTCAAAGCAAGATATTCAGAGCTTAGAGACCGTCTTTGAAAAATACGCAGAGAAGCTGCATGAGCGCATTCATAGCGAACCAACAGGCCAAGAGCTTGTTACTTATGATTCAACAAAGAATGCAGTTATAGAAATCTTCCGTAACCTTGCAGAAGAAAAACAAAGCAGACTGGTACAAGTGTACAAAGAAGCGCCAAAGCTTTTCGACCCAGAGCGCGCGCTTATCTGCAACCAATCTTGGGCAAAGCTGCCATCGGCACACATCGTTACCATAGAGCAAGCCATGAACCCAACTGTGCCAACCATAGCAGCTATGAAGAAATATACACCTGAGGGCATGGTAGTTGATTTGGTAGAGGCGATAATGATTGAGACAATTCTCTCTATAAACGTCAAGCGCAATATGACGAAAGAACAAATTGCCTCCTGCGCTTTGGATATAGTACATCACCCTGAGTTCTATTTTCTTTCTATATCTGAAATCACATTCATTATGCGCAAGGGCAAGAATGGCGATTACAATGAGGAAGGTCTTTTTAATGCACTTGGGCCCAACGATATTTTTGCATGGATTAGAAAGTATCTTTCCCAAAGAGATGCGCATATCGAGACAATAAGAACTAAGGAAAATCTTTACCATAAAACCGATATGCTTAAAGCTTCGGAGTGGGACGAGGAAAACCTAGAGAAAATCAAGGAGATTTTTAAATCCGTAAAAGCAAAAGAAAAGCAAACGTTTAATAAGAGAAAATTCATTCCAAAAACACCAGAGGAGTTCAACAAGATTCGCGAGGAATTGCAAGCTGAATTGTTTCTCCGATACAAAGACCAAATCGAACAAAACAATGAATGGAAAAGACAGTGCCGCATGGAAATACGGCTACGAAGCAGGGCTAAACGGAAAATTCGCAACAGATAATCCATACAAAGGCGTATCTACCGAATCGGCATCTAATTGGCTTGATGGATTGATAGCTGGCAAAGAACAAAGCGTAAATAATAAAACGCGCATCGAAATCCAAAGCCGACAAATCAACTTTCGCAAAAAATGATTCTCATAGGCATTGACATAGGAGGCGGGTATAACTCGGCAATTGCGGTCTATGAAACAAAATCAAAAACCTTCCTTGATATTTTTTCAGGGACGGTTTTTGAAGTTTTAGAAATATTGGTATATTGGGACAGGAAAACGGACTCTCGCATGTGTGTAGTGGTAGAAGATAATACACTGGAGCGTGGTGTGTTTAACCAATGGGAGCCGTTCCTATCTGTTATCTCAGCCTATTTTAAGAAAGGAATAGGTTCTATACAATCTGTTAAGGCGGCCTTTGATAAGTGTCTGCAAATGGCGCAGGCAGTGGGCAAAAACAAATACATTTGTAAGCTTTTTATATCAGAGATTAAGATGCGAGAAATGCCACACCTGCGCGTTTCTCCATCGAGCCGAGACAGAGCAGACAAAAGCAAGTTTAGAAACGGCATGACGATAACCGCGGGCGCAGTAGAACTTATGCGGATGCCTACCAAAACAAACGAGGCGGAATTCAAACGCTTGACAGGTTACAGCGGCACAACAAACGAGCATGAGCGCGATGCGGCAACCCTTGTGTGGAATAAAAGCGTTGAGGCACTAATGAGTATCGCTAAGAAAAATTACAACATAAATCAAATATTATGATAATAGCAATTTTTTACACAGGAATCGGCCTCATATATGCAGCATATATTCTCACAATCGAGTACCCGGCGCGAGCTGCTGACAGCGAAAGTAATACTGAATCCGCTTTCAGAATCTTACTGCTTGTATTTTTCTCGGCTTGGTGTGCCTGTTTTTGGCTTCCAATCCTTATCTATTCAATAACTAAAAAATTCCTTTACGATGAAAAAGACAGTTCTATTCATTGACGCAGGTCATGGTGGCTACACCAACGAAACTGGCTATCAAACGTTTCCAACCGATGGAAAGCTCACGCTTCACAACAACGGTAAAGACTACCACGACGAATCTTGGTTCTATGAAGGGCACTTCAATAGAATCTTTGCCGATGAATTTATAGAAGAAGCCATGAAAGAAGGGTTTATCTGTATTCCTGTCTATCGGCCATTGTCCGATACTTGGAGATACAACGACTACAGCCAACCCGGCAAACCTGTACAGGAAGGTTCTCGCTGTAACCTCGCCAATACAATCTGGGAAATGATGGGCCGCCCCAATGCTTTGTGTTTAAGTTTCCATGCCAATAGCAATACAAAAGGCACCACGCCCCAAACTGCCGCAGGTGGACCCTGCGCAATGGTGTATAAACTAGGTAGCGAAACTGCCAAGCTTGCCGATACAATGATTAGACCGGTGCATGAGTTATTCAAGGCCAAAGGCAGCAAATTACGCTCGCAGTTGGTGCATGACAATAGCCTTGATATGACTACATGGACTAAAATGCCCTGTATTTTATTTGAACTCGGATTTTTTGACAATCCGCAAAACGCTGATTTGTTAATGATTAGAAATTTCCGTGTGGAGATGGCGAAAATCTTAGCAAAAAAAGCCGCTGAAAACTTGCAGTAAACCCGATTAATGCTATATATTTGGGCTTTATTTAACACCAAATAAGCAAGCAAATGAACATCGAAACGAGCGAGTACAGCTTAGTAAAGCTGGACTATCGCATGGTAAAGCCATTTCAGGGAGACCTGAAAGAAAAAATGAACCCCGACGATGAGCGCAAGCTCCTCAACTCTCTCAAAAGTAAGGGTAAATTTGTCCCCGAATTTGTATTTCGTGACTCAGAAGATGGAGAATACTACTCCTTGGACGGTCATCGACGCCTCGAAATCTACAAAAAGCATGGCGTAAAATTCGGAGGCAGCTACAAAATTGATTTTCTACTCATAGATGCGAAAAATAAGCAGGATGCTAAAGAAAAGCTCCTGCTTTTGAATTCGCATTACGGTAAAATCACCGAGAGCGGACTCAAAAACTTTATGTCCGACATGGAAGATGTTTCTTTCTCCCTAGAAACAGTTTCATTCCTCGAATTTGATAACCTCGACTTTATGAAGTCCGCCCAGGGACTATCTAAAGAAATGGAAAACATGAACATGTCATTCAAGCGCGAGCCACTAAGCAATTCCAAACCAACTCCAACCAATGAAACTGAGAATCGGGATAACGAAACTCCCAAAGTTGAGCATAAGACTGTGCAATATGAGGAGTCTCAAGATGAAGACTTCGACGCGGAGGATGAGGTACAAGAAGCGTATGAGACTAAAGCGGAGGGCAGAAAAGAAACGCAACCAGTAGTCGAACAGACAAAGCTCGCCAAATATGACTTTGTGTCCTACAATGAAGTGATGGAGTACAGCCAAAAGAAATTTTTAACTGAAGTAATTTTTGCAGTAAAAACAAAGCTAGGACTTAGAACTAATGCCGATGCTTTGATTCATATTGTTAAGGAATACGAAAAATTAACGGCAGAAAATGGATAAGACTGTATTTTCATCCTGCGCTTACGTCAAAAGTATCTCGGAAAATTGCTTCATATTCTCGAAATACTTTGGTTGCTTGGCTAAAGAAGGCAATTCGACGCTATTCGGCTACGATACACAAGCGCACCCAAGCCGAGCAGGCGAAAAAATAGAGCTATACGGCGGTAGTTATTACGGATATGTAATACAAGGACACTTGCACCTAAAAACAGGCCGTAAGGGTAAAAGGATTGGGCGAGGGGAGGCATTCTCTGTGCCGGGCGAATTTGTTTTCACTATTGGCAAAAACACTAAGTTTTTTGTCATCAAGCAGGAAGAAAACAAATCAATGCACTGCATTATCAAAGTCGAGCCATCAGGCGGAAGGCTGCGATACATCGACGGCTGCACTGATACCTTGCTTATCTCCCCTACTCTCATCGGTGAGCCTTGCCTAAATGCGCTCTATATGCCCCAAGGCATCAACCAAACCATGCACACACACCCATCATGCCGAATGGGTTGTATTTTTAGTGGCACAGGGCAAGCGGTTACACCTTTGGAGGAGTTAGAACTTGCAAAGGGCGACATCTTCTATTTGGCAACCGAGCAAGCACACAAATTCAGAACCGACCGAAGCGGCCAGTTTATGAAAATTGTGGCATTCCATCCAGATAGCGACTTTGGCCCCGAGCATGACGATCACCCAATGGTGAACCGCACTATCGTGAACGGCATTTCTGCGCGTGAAATATCCAACATCCGAACTAAAACCACCGATTAATGAAAAAACAGAGCTTGACGCATGAGGATTTTTTGTTAATAAAGGAGAAAGCAGAACAAAGACCTCGGCACAAAACCGAGGAGCTTATATACAGCGCCGTTTCTGAAATACGATCCTTTATCTGTAAACACCCTCATGCGGCATTTTCTTGGTCGGGTGGTAAAGATAGCATTGCACTACAGTACGTTTGCGAGTTAGCAGGCGTACATGAGTGCATGTTGGGCATATCTGATTTGGAATATCCTGCATTCCTGCGATGGGTAACTGAGAACATGCCCCAAGGGCTGACAGTCATCAACACAGGGCTTGATATGGCTTGGCTCTTAAAAAATCCTGAAATGCTTTTCCCTGCCAATTCAGAGATAGCAGGCAATTGGTTTAGAAAAGTACAGCACAGGGCACAGCGCAAGTATTATGCAGAGAACAAACTCGATACTATTATCCTTGGCCGCAGGCGCGAGGATGGTAATTTTGTTGGCCGTGCAGGCATGAAGCACTACACCTATCAAAACCTACTGCGCTATTCTCCCCTAGCTGACTGGACACACGAAGATGTTTTTGCGGTCATTCACTACTCAAAGCTGCCAATTCCGCCTTTTTACTCATGGCCTCGCGGTTACCGATGCGGCACCCATCCATGGGCAGCTCGCCAGTGGTGCGAATCACACGAACATGCCTGGGCGGAAATCTACCAAATAGACCCAACCATCCTACAATTTGCCGCCAACTATATTCCATCTGCAGAAGCATTTTTAAAAACCTTGTAACATGTGCGGACTTTTCGGATTCATTGGCGAACAGCCGGACAATAAACTACTAAACCAACTCGCGCGACTTGCCTGCAAACGTGGCCCAGATGGCTTTGGTTATTTCGATGGGCAGAAAATAAGCCGCTATCTCGGTAAGTACCAGGAACAAAAATACACATCGAACATCATCATCGGCCATGCCCGACTGCACACCATAATCGGAACATCAAAGGACATAGAATTTTTGCAACCAATTGTTTTAAATAATCTTGTCTTTACTTTCAATGGTGCGCTCACTGCCCACGATGGGCGCTCAGATACTGAATACTTTTGCAGACAAATATCAAGGCATGGCATACAAAAAGCCGCTGAACTATGCGCTATATCTACCTTTGCAGTCGCTTTTTACTCACTTAAAACAAAACGTTTCAATTTATTTGCAAAAGGCATGGAGTTGTATGTGAGCGGTGGAGAAAGCGCACTATACTATTGCTCGAAACCCTTTGCAGGTTCTGAATTACTAACAGGTGAAATAACAAAATGAAAAAGAAATACAATAATGTAAACGTCTATGAGGCTTCAAAGGAGCGCATTAGACAGCTATACATGCAGTTCGATACTGTTGTCGTTGCATTTTCTGGCGGCAAAGATTCTACAGCTGCGCTCAACGTAACTATCGAAGTTGCACGAGAAATGGGCAAGCTGCCAGTAAAAACCGTATTCTTTGACGAGGAGTGTATAAACTTTGAAACAATCGAGTTTGCAGAGCGCACCATGCAACGGCCCGAGGTAGAAATGTATTGGTACTGCGTAAATATCAAGCATCGCAACGCCTGTTCCAACCTAGAACCGTTTTGGTGGTCATGGGACCCGACAAAAAAGGATTTGTGGGTTCGCCCAATGCCTGCCCATGCCATAACCAAGATAAAAGGGTTCAACGGTATTGAACAGGATGAAAAAACAGGAATACCCTACGCGTTCAAATGCTTATTTCAAGACAAAGAACTCGGAAAGGTCGTAATTGTGACAGGAATACGCTCGTCTGAATCCCTGCGTCGATACAGGATAATGGCCACAAGGGAAAACGACAACTATATCACCGCTCCCGGAGGAGGGAAATTGAAAAACCTTACAAACGCGCATCCAATTTACGATTGGAGTGCTGAAGATGTTTGGATAGCTGTATCAAAATTCGGTTGGGACTATAATGTGAGCTATGACATGTTCAATAAAACTACCATGAACAACCGCCTGTCTGCCCAACGCATCTGCGCGCCCTTCGGAGAGGAACCAATACGCGGACTTTGGATTTACAAAGAATGTTTCCCTGCCTACTGGGCAAAGCTTTGTACTCGCGTGAAAGGTGTAGGCGCTGCCGTTCGCTATGCCAATACTCCAATCTATTCTGTTGGCATGAAAAAACCACCCGAAGGTTTAACGTGGTATCAATACACAGAGCTCGCACTCGAAAACTACAACGATGCCGAGTACAAGATAGTGAAGAAAAATATTGATGACCTGATTGATATGCACTATAAAAAGTCAACCCTAGATATAACAGAAGACACACCCGATGTTATTTCGGGCGTATCTTGGAAGTTCCTTTGTAAGATTGCTATAAAGGGAGACTTTAAACAACGAATAGCCGGCACAGCATCCAGCAATTCTGAAAAAACACAAAAGAACCTCGGACTTACATTCGCCGAGGCAGTTATGAAGTTTGGTACAAAAAAATACCAAAGAATTTGTAAAGAAAAATACCCAGAATTTTTCAATCAATAAAAATATGAATCTCACAAAACAGCCTGTAAGCCGCGTTTTTTGGACGCATCGCAAAAACCTTTGCCCTAACAACTACAATCCCAACAATGTAGCACCGCCAGAATTAGAACTTTTAGAGTTCTCAATTTTGAAAATTGGCTGGGTTTTCCCTATCTTAGTGATGCAAATCGAAAAGCCAGAGATTATTGTCGCTCACGGCGGAGCAAATGTTATAAATAATACCAAACCTATGCCCATCATCGACGGATTCCACCGTTGGATGACATCAGGCCGAGAAAAGGTATTTAATCTAACAAACGGACATGTACCCATTGTTATCATACCGCAAGATAATGTAGAAATGATAACAGTGATGATGAACCGAGCCAAGGGCAACCACAATGTTATCGACATGAGTTCGATTATCAAAACGCTTATTGAGAGAGGCGTATCGCTTGGCGAAATTATGGCACACATGGGAATGGACGAAGAAGAAGTATTCAGACTCGCATCTACTAAAGGCATTCCCCAGTCCACAATCATCAAAAGCGGTGAATTCTCTAAATCGTGGACTCCAAAAAATGAATAACCAAATGAAAAAAAGAATCTCGCGTTTTTTGCGCATCCTTTGTATCTTGATGATATGTGTAGGCTTCGGCCTTTTCTCCATGGAAATGATTAAATTCATGTTTGCCCAAAATTTCTACATGGGACTTGGCACTGCATCTATCATGTTCTCATGGGTGCCTGCTGTGCTTAGTATCTTGTTAGAGCCAACTAAGAAAGACAAAACCCCAACAAAGTAATGGAATTCATCGTAGGCGCAATATCGGATGTGGTTGATGGAATAAGCCTTGCTCAAATCAATACGATTATGAACGAGTTTTGGGCTGTTGGCAATACTATACAGGTTGCCAACAATCAAGGCGACATTGTGCAGTGTTCCGCCTTCTCTGCCACAAACGACATTATACCCCTTGTTCCGCTTACGATGGGCGGCAAGGGCTTTGTTGGTGTACTGGTAAAAGAAGTAGCCTCATCACCAAATCCCAATTGGCACAGGTCAAATCAACAGCGCGCAACATTTTTCTTTGATGGAGATATGCCATATCTCGGCTATCCTTGCACTGTTTTTGTAGAAGTATATCCACCTATCGAAGATGTACTACTTCCTGGCATTGTCTTGGGCATGCGATACGAATACGATAGGTCCGTGCCAAAATTCACATTGCAGACAGGCATACCACAAGTTCCTACTTTTTCCAATCCGCAAAACGTATTCGATATGCCTTGTTTTATGGAGTACAACAACGCAGGGAATGCTGGTATCGTTTGTATCGGAGGCGACATGTACTATAAAAAGATTGGAAACGCTTATTACTTCTGTAGCGAAAACTTTACGGGTTCAACTCATTTGGAGGCTTCAACTGGCACTAAAATTGGCGCAATTGACTTACAGTTCTAACTGCAAAGGTTTTTGTTTATAGCAGAAACGTATTTGCAAATAAATACTTATAAATACTATCAAATACTCGCATGGCTAAAGATAATCTGACAAAGGACAAGCGCATGCCTAAAAGGACAGAGCAGCAGCTAGAAAAAGACTACGCAAAGGTTGCAGAGCTTTACTGCAAGGGTTTTACACTTCAAAAAATTGCAGATGCGCTCAATGAACGCGACTGCAATCCCCCATTATACCACATAGCACTAAAAACAGTGCATGAGGATTTAAAAGAAATCCGCAAAAGGTGGGAGGAATCGTCTATACTTGACTTCAACCAACGCATGGGCGAGGAGATTGCCAAAATAGACAACTTAGAGCGCATGTACCATGATGCCTATGAGAAGTCACTAGGTCCACAAATCACCAAGAAGACATCGGGCTACCGCGAACAATCGGACGACGACAAAGAAGCAGGAGACGCGCCTCAAAAAATCCTTGTTGAGCATAGCACAAAGACCTCGCTCGAAGGTAACTTGAAATGCCTGGACGGAATACTCAAGTGCATCGAAACGCGGTGCAAGCTGTTGGGACTGCTCACCAATCACATCGACCTTACAAGTGGAGGCAAAGAGATTAAAAATAATAATATTATTGTCTTGCCGGGCAATGGTATCGACAATGACATTCCCGAATTTGACGAGGCAAAGATAATGGCTATGATTGCAGCCACGGAGAAGGGAGAAGGAGCTTCAGACCAATGATTATACCACAAGCAGGATTCCAAACAAAGTTCTTATCATCCCCAGCACAGATTACGATCGGCGGCGGAAGTGCGGGCGGTGGTAAGACCTACGGCCTGCTAATGGAAGCTATTAGGTTTTCCGATAAGAAAAATTACGGTGGTGTAATCTTTAGGCGGACCATGCCACAAATACGCAATCAAGGCGGCTTGTGGGACACGTCGCAGGAGCTATTCAGGAAGTTACCCGAACCACCAAAGGCATTAGAGGTGTATCTCACTTGGAAGTTTAAGAACGGTGGTAAGCTAAAGTTCTCACACTTGCAGCACGAAAGCGACAAGTACAGCTATCAAGGCTCACAAATCCCTTTCATCGGATTTGATGAGCTTACGCACTTTTCCGAGGAGCAGTTCTTTTACATGCTCTCGCGTAACCGTTCGCCTTCAGGTGTGCCTTCTTATATCCGTGCCACTTGCAACCCTGATTCAAACAGTTGGGTTAAGAAATTTATATCTTGGTGGATATACCCAGACGATTACTACATAGAATCCTTGCAGGGTATGCCCATACCGGAAAGGGATAGCGTCGTTCGATACTTCATTAGAGACGGTAAGAACTATGTTTGGGGCGATACGAGAGCTGAAGTTATCAATAAATGCCCTCATATATTCCTCAATAAGAAGTTTCTAAACACACTTTTAGAGCAAAAGATTAGCCCTGAAAGCATGGTTAAGTCTGCTACTTTCGTATTTGGTGACATCTACGGAAACAAAATGCTGCTTAAAAGTGACCCGAACTACTTGGGTAACCTGCTTTCTCAGGACAGCGTGGAGAAATCTCGCCTGCTCACTGGCTCATGGAAGCATATCGAAGACAGTAACAGACTATACCAGTACGCGGCCATCAAAGACCTGTTCACCAACGACTTTATAGGCGGTGGCAAAAAATATATTACTGCGGACATCGCCTTCGAGGGCTCTGATAGGTTCGTTGTTGGTGTGTGGGATGGCTGGAGGCTTATTCATGTCGTCTCAATAGATAAGAGCGACTCAAAGCTCGTGCTAGATACTATAAAGGACTTAGCACGCAGGTTCAATGTGCCAAACTCTCATATCACATACGACCACGACGGTCTAGGCAGCTTCCTAAAAGGATTCTTGTCTGGTGCACGTCCATTCGTCAATGGTAGCAAGCCCCTTGTTGATGACAAGTTTGTCAATCTTAAAACTGAGTGCTACTACAAGCTTTCGGAGTATATCAATGAACGCAGAATGTTTATTGAAACTAATATGTACAATGACCTTATCGCGCAGGAATTAGAGTGCATCAAAAAGAAACCCTTTGATGGAGAGGGCAAAATTAAGATTATCAGCAAGGATGAAATGAAGATTCTTATCGGTAGAAGCCCCGACTTTGCCGACATGATAATGATGCGCATGATATTCGAGCTCGCACCTAAACACAAGGCTTCAATAAGCTCATACTAGGTCCCAAAAAAATAATTTCAATCTTTATGAAAATAATTACTTGCAAAGCTTGCATATTAAAATTTTAATATGTACCTTTGTAAGGTATTAAGATTGAAACATTTTTTAAAACAACAAAAAAAACAGGATTATGTACTCAGTAACTAAAAATCAAGATGGCAGCTACACAGTTTTGAATGCTCAAACTCAAAGCTCTTGCACATTAACCCCAGAACAAATCGTAACAGTTGTAGTTCCAACCTACAATGACCGTTACGACTACCTAATGGACACTGACGGTAATACATACGCTTTGAAACACAATAGCGTTCCGTCAAACCATTGCGCGATTGTTGATAATGCTATCATGTATGGCGTTTGGGACGAGCAACGCCCATTCGACGAGACTATTGATACAGTTGAGAACTTTGATTTCAGCTGGTTATAATGCCAGAGGGGTCTAACACCGAATACACCTGCCCATTTTGCGGTATGCTTGTCAAGGATGGCACATACTTAGAGGTCGGGCAGGAGTGCAAAACGCAGGAGCAAGCAAAGAACTGCTGGCTCAACAATGAACAAGACGAGGAATAAATCATCCATGCGGGCCGCTTAAAATCGGCTGCCTGCTTTTCAAAGCATCAACATCATGGGCACATACGACTATGTATTTAAAAATATATCTGCCATCCGCAAAAATAAGCGGATAAAACAAAAGTACATCGCCGAGAAATGCGGAGTTGTCAAAAGTTATATCAGCATGATAGAGGCTGGCAAGGTACAAATACCTATTGGACTTTTGTTTGATATAGCATCTGCGCTAGAAGTCCATCCCCAAGCATTGCTTGAGGACAACGAAAAGCGGGTTTTCTCCCACTCCTTTGAGGGTCTTACCGCTTATGCCAATGAACTTTACAAATACCACGACAGTCTGAAAACTATGCAGGCAGAGCTGGATAGATTGATTGAAAAGTATAAGGCGAAAGTTGAAAATGAGCATAAGCACGTAAAATTTATAACAACATCTAAACAAGACTAACGAAATGGCACACAAATATCAACAAGAAATAACCTGCCCACATTGCAACCATGAGCATAGCGATAGTTGGGAATTTGGCACAGACAACGGCACTAGAGAGTGCTATAATTGCGGGGTTGAGTTCAATGTAGATGTAAATATCGAGGTTACTTACTCTACATCAAAAATAAGCTGCGAGCGAATGAAAGCAGAGCACGATTATAAAATGGTGGATTTGCATTTAAGAGATAGGCAGTTTAAAGGAAAGGTATGGTTGGATTTGCCCGAAACCGAATGGAGATATTTCAAAATAATGAAATGCCAAAAATGCGGCGATGAAGATTATGTATTGATTTCCAAAGAGCAGTATTACGAACTAAAAGAAAAACTTAAAAATGGCAAAGCACAATCTTAACACAGTATTCCTGAACATACGCAGGCTACGCAAGGAAAACAAACTCACACAGCAGGAGTTGGCAGACAAAGTAGGACCAGGCAAAAGGGCTTACATCTGCAACTTAGAGAACGGCAAGCGAGGAGAGATAAGTGTTTCGAGGCTTCTACAATTCGCTGATATATTCGGCTGTGAGCCTGCCGAATTTTTCAAACCAATAAAATAAAGCAAATGAATAGCGCAACCCTAGAAAATACCTTGTCAGCAGGTGAGATAAAGCGACTGCAAAGGTTTGGAATACCCCTTGAAACAAAGCTAGAGCAACTTACTTGGAAGGAGCTGCACGATATATTTTTTATCCTTGACCATGTACAGGAGGACAAAATAGGCGATGGCAACAGCGCAGCCGCTAAAGCCATAGGAATACTGACCTTGAGAACCATAAGAAGCGAAAACGTAATATTTGCTTAATAAATAACCATCTGATTATGAATTACAGCTTTGAACTGCTAAAGCAAGCTGTCGAAAAGATGACAGCAAAGTATAAAATACCACTTAGCTTTTTCGATTGTAAATATCGAAAGCGCAGAGGCAAGATACTAGGCATAAAGGTTGTTATTGATGCGCAGTACTTGGACTATGCCGAAGCATGGACATCCATGGAGAAATGGCGGGATAGGATAATCGAGTTCTACAGCATGGAATTTACGATTGAAACATTCCACGTTCACATCAACAGGGATATAAGAGTTAGTATTTTGGTCTGTGGATTAGAGGCTAAATCTGTATCGCTGGATGACTGCGCGGGAAATATGAGAGTAGGCACATAAAAAAAAGCCCCTGAATCACTCAGGGGCTTTTTTTATTTCTTCTTCTCCCACCATCGAACCTTACGCAACCAGAAGGCATCGCACCCGCCCTCTGTTTCATCTTCCAAATCAAAGTAATTACAGTAAGCAGAGCCATCCTTGCATTGCATCATCATTGTGACCTCCTTGAGCTTTCCTTTATTGTGCCGATAAATTGAACCCAGTACAACCCTAGCCTTCCAATTATATGTAACAATGTCACAGGTTTTAAAGTGTGTGTTCTGATATAACCCGCGCCCTATCTGCCAATAAACATACCAGTACAGTATATAGTAAATGATGTTTTTGATTGTCACTGGCACCATCGTTTTATGATGGAAGTCTCTGCGCATTTTCATGGCTGTAGTATTTTATATAAACTTATCGAATACTTCTTTTGCTTCTTGAAGTGTTTTAAAATCGTCGTATAATTCCCTAAGTACTTGTTCTCTATTTTTTATTAGTTTATCCCACTCTTTTTTTGAGTAGCCCAATTTTAGCGAATGGTAGTATCTTCCAAAGCTTGCATTTTCAAAGCTAAGGTTTTTAACCTCGTCGATTAGTTCTCTAGCCATAGTTAGTAGTATTCGATTTCTAATGAAATGCTCAAATCTTTGTAGTCAAGTTCTTTTTGCTTGTTGACAAATGTGATTATTCTAACTTCTTCGGGTGTGCCTCTGTATGCAATCCAGTGTTCATTCCAACCCTCGCGTAATATGGAGATGTTTTTAAATATTCCCTTGTCGTCTCTATCTTCGAGCAAATGAACTATACCCTTTTCCTCTAGCTTCTCTCTTATTAAATTGTCCTTTTGATTGCAAATTTCTTCGACAAGCTGTTTAACGGTTTTACTTACTAAATCCTGATTGCTGTCATCAATAAGCCCAAGTATTGAGGCCTGTCTTTTCTCCAATTTGAACTTTGGTTCAGGTTCTTTTTTGTCCCCAAATATATCAGGCGGCATATTTTCCTCCTGCATTTCGTTGCGCTCCAAGCTCTCCAGCGCGGCGATCGCAACCGCTGCGACCTCTACGAGTTCATTTTTCAGCTTTTGCAGGTTGAGTTTGTAATCTTGCAGCCCTCCTATTTCGCCCTGGGCGAATCCTGCATCGAGAATGGCACGGCACACCTCGCCGTATTCCTCCCCAAGTATCACCGCCCATTTTTCAGGGGAATGGTTTTGTTCGCCAAACTTGAAGTTTTGGCGCTCGCGCTCTGCGAGAATGAGTTTAATGCTATCCAATTGCATGTTTTAGTTTTTTGATTGATTTTAAAACGTTTTCTTTGCCCATGTACTTAATCCGGCTATCGTTGTCGCGCAGTAAGCATATCTCAGTTGAATTGTAGATAAAATACTTTCTAGTGCTATACTCCAAGTCGTATCTCTTTATTTTGTCCTGCACGTACCAATAATGGTTAAGCATTTTGAATATCTTGCTGAAGTGCTTAACCCATTCCATGCGCTCATTTTCGATTATATCAATTATGTCCTTCATTGCTTGCAGCCATTCAGCATTGGTGAATGATAATTGAACAGCGAGCTTATGATTAGCAGGGTCGGGGATTGTCAGTAGTTCAATTAGTTCCATGACTTGTTGGTGCATTGTTTCTTTGCCCAATTGCTATCAATCTGCATGTAGTAAACGCCGTTATTATAACCGCGTTCAAAGCCTACCTCCTCGCCTTTCTCTCTGCCCTCTCTGCGGCCTTGTAAGCTTCCTACTTCGTAGCCACTGTAAACACCACCGAGATAGCACAGGAATGCCAGTACAAACATTATTACAAAATTCCTTGGATTCTTCATTGCGTTGTCTTGAATTTAAAATCTTTAACAAATTTGTTTCTCTCTGCCATCTTGTTCCAATTGACCTTGATATTATCTACATCTTCGGTGAATGTAGAATCTTCACTGTCTTGCCCTTGCATGGCTTCCAAAAAGGCAATTGCATTAAATATGAGGTTAATCTCCAATACACTTGCCTTAATAGTGACTAGTTTGTTTTTCGCGGTCCTATGGGCCATGGGTTTGGGTGTTTAATTAGTTCGTAATACATTTGGGCGGAGTATTTCTCAGCCCTAGTTATCTGCTCAGGCTTAAAATAGTCTTCTTCAAGTATTCCTTTAATCGTTATGAACATTCCTTCTGCTATCAGGTTGGCAAATGCCGAAGGAGTTCGATTAACGTGCGCCTGATGCTTGGGCGCTCTGTATCTCTCATGACAAAGCAATCGGAGGCGCATGAACTCAATTGAATTCAGGGAAATTTTACCCATAACTAACCTTTTCATGTGTTCGGTTAGGCTTCCATGCTCTATATCACCGTCCATGCTCAGCTGCTTTTATTGAATCGTTATACTCCTTCAGGTCTGCATCAATCTTCTGCATCAGCTCGCAGTTCTTATATCCGACCTTGTAACCTTCTTGGTAGTCTCCAGCATCAGAGCGCCCAGCTTTGTAGCCTTCATTGTGGCATATTTTGCCCAGCACTACACTAAATAGCAAAATTGTTATTGTTCCTAATAATCCTTTCATGGTCTTTTTATTGCAGCCCAAGCGCACCCGGATTCAACATAGTGCGTTGGGCTCTTTTTTGGAATGTGTTTTCTGTTTTTAAGTTCGTATAGAAGCCGAGCGAATACCTTTTTTGTCAAATCTGACAAATCTCTATCAATTATGCTAATCGCGCATCTAACGAGATGACCTTGCTCAGATAAGCGAAAATAAAATGAATGATAAAAACAACCGCCCATCCAGTACTCAGCCCTTGTGTGATTAGTTTGGTACAGTCGGGCGGTATCGTTTTCTATGAAATAGATTTTTGATTTGTTAGTTCGCTTTCTCATAAGCGGGCTGAGCTTCGAACTCTGATTTAAAAATATAGCTATGGTTGACTTTCGCTACTCTCATTATTTCATCAGGCGGTAGGAATTCGCCGACCTCATCATTCTTATTTTCATAGAATCCATGAGGGACAAAATAATCATCCTCTTTTTTACAGTAGATTCCTATTTCGTGCTTGTAGGATTCATACTTATCATCCATCACATCATCCCAAAGTTTTGACTTCTTGCCGAAGTAGGAAGCCGCCAACACAAAGCCGCGTTTGGTCCAGATGAGGTAAGAACCTTCATCGTAATTCTTACTCGCATCGTATGCCTCCCATGCCCCTGCTGCTGTCTCGCGTGCCGTTTGTAACTCGGCAATTACTTCGAGCTGCTTGTTATAGTCATTCAGGAGTTCTCTGTTCACTTTGAGCTGTCCCTTCTTTCTTGCGTAGGAATCGCTTTCTTTGTTGGAGCGGTGGATTTCATCCTGCAACTTATTAATAATCTCTTGTGTGTGGTCCCTAGAAAATTGCAGGTTACTAATTAGTTTTTCAATCGCTGTCATTGTCGTCAGATATTAGTTGTTTTTGTAGCTCGAACTTTTCACGGCTCAGCGCATCCCACTTGCGGGACACCCTAGCACGAGCTGCAGAACCAAAAGGTAGTTCGTATTCTCTACCTCTCACCTTCTCCAGCTCGCGTTCAAGCTTTTCGATTCGTTTTTTAATTTGTTTCTGATCCATTAGTCATTGTCCACTACTGGCATGATGATATAGGTCAATGTTTTGTCTTCATCTTGCCACTGTCCATAAAGCCCGATAGCAGATTTAGGAGAAGTCAACCGCATAATCACATCATAATGGGACATATTATCGAGAATGGCCGCCATTTTATTAGCCAAGAAGGAAATGCGCAGAGGGTTTCCTCTAAAAAAGCACGGAATTGCTTCGTTTGCGTAAAGACTAAAGTCCTCTTTGCTTGCGGATACGGTCATTTCTTCGGAGTCATGACCTTTAAATTCGATAGCTACGGCTCCTGTTTTCTGCTTTTCGGCAAACAATGCAACCCTTTTGAGCGATGCAAATAGGTCTAATCTAACGAATTTGCACTCATGGGAGAAGCTTTCGGGCATGATTGCGCGGTAATCTGGGTACTTATCCGAGATAAGGCGACAAGCAAAGGTCATTGTATCGGAAGATATTTGCACATGCGTTTCAGTAACAAGCACGCTAACCATTTCTCCTGCGTGTAGCTTCAGCATTTTGAGCAAACACTTGGCTGCCTTTTGAGAAATGGTGAAGTCTTTAAAATTGCCTGCGGGTAACATCTTCTCATTGGTTACAAACTTCTTCTCTGCGAGTATATAGCCATCGGTTGCTACCATTTTGACCAGAAAGGTATCTATGTAGATGTTTATACCCGACATTGCGGGTCTGAGGTCATCATTAGCAGCGGCGAACAGTACATCTTCAATGCCAGTGATGATGTGCGAGGTAAAGAGGTCGATTGAATTGTCGTCATCCTCAAATTCAAGGATTGACACGTACTCTGTGACATCTGCAATCTGAATTACATAAGAACCGGACGACGAACTAATCATTACCTCCTCATTGTCGCCTGCGTGGCTATCGTAAGGAGTCAGTTCAATGGTAACAGGTTGCAGCGGCAGCCCCTTGGATAGTTCGCCAAGCAGCTTAGCAGGCAACAGTACGTTAAAATCCTCCCCTTCTTTTACCAACTCATTGTTTTTTATCGTGGCAAATATCTCCCCATCACTTGCCGTCATACTGATGGTTTCACCTTCCACATCTACTAAGACATTCTCCAAGCTCGGTATGATTGGATTGGCGGGGATGATGGTATTGAGAACCTGAAGCATATTGCTCAGGTCACCAGTACTAATGAATAATTTTGAAGCCTGTATCGTTGTCTTTTGTTTTTTCAGGTGTCTCTAAATTTTCCTTAGCCCAGAAAGCGCCTACCTGAAGGGTTATTCGATTTATTTCTATATCCATATCTCGCTTGGTTTTTGTGGCCATCATCTCAATTATCGCATCAAAGGCCATCCCATAAGCCCCGAAGAATACGCGGCGCATTTCTGTGCGCTGGACTGGTCCAAAGTTTTCTTCTTTTAGCTCGCAGAGTTTAAGATAAAGCTGATATTGTTCCTCAACTGTTGGCATTGTCTTCTGTTTGCGCCTCACCTTCGGCTTTAGCCTTGGGTTTGGCAAGTGAGAGAATCATTCGAGCGGCTTCGTTGGCTATGAATTGAAAATATTGCTTTTCATACTCAGCCTTGTTTTTAGGCTCAAACATTGTTTTGATAAGCGCATAGCGATTATTGTACTTCATGATAATGAATCGCACGAGATTCTTGCCCTCTTTGATGCCAGTTTTCAGGTCTAAAGCTTCTCCTTCTTCGGGCAAAGCGCCCAAACAATTTATGCGCTTGTACATTCTTTGAATCTTGTCATGGTTCATGACCGGCACAAATGATATTCCTGTTGGTGTTGGCTCTTTTGGCTTTTGGAATGGCTCCGGGGTTTCGTTCTCTGGGGGAATGGCTTTAACTGCCATCGCAGTGCCGCCGTAATCTTTTACGATGCGCGACAGCTCCTTTTTGAGGAGCGCCGCACTCACGAAAAAGTTTTTACCAAAGTTCACTAACTTGATATTGGTATTGATTTTCATGCTGTTGATTTGAAATTATGTTTAAAAGTATTTTACTCTTGAATCGGCTGATGCCCTCGGTTAGCGGCGCTACTTGGCGCGGTGCCGATACCGCTGTTCGCTTTGGAATTTGTAGCACTTTTCTGCTACAAAACCAATCTTCATTGGTCTTTGTTGGCATTGGCTGAGTTGGTGATGCCTGGACTAAACAATGCAGGTCATAGGCGCGCATCATGGCCAATGTTTCTGCGCTGTATTTGGTTTCTACTTGGGGAATGTAGTCGCCTCTGCGGTCATAGATAATTGGCTGTTCATCCAGTAGATTGAAGGCAGGGCTAAGGTACGACATAAGGAGTTTGGAGTAGTGCGCCTCGCTCGCGTCGTCATTCTCTACGAAGTCAGTAAAGTCCAACTCGCAAACGTTGAACTTGTATGTAGGTGTTTCGGACACCTTTACAGTCTTCGCGCCCAGTGCGGATGATTCTCCAATGATGCGATGTAGCTCAATCGCAATCTTCTTATCGCCGATGATTACGGCGCGCATAATTCTTAGCTTCATAACGTTGTTGTTGTTTTATGTTTCAATAATAATATCAAAGATATGTATTAAATTTTTAATATGCAATATCTTGTTAAGATATTTTTTAAATAAAATAGCTAGAGGCAAAAACATTTGTGCATAACCTTGAAAAAGTTGGTGCCAGGAATAAGTTCTGAAAAGTTTAAAACAGACTCATGCTCTATTATTCCGTTTTGCTCGAAAGCATAGCCAATTTTCACCATAGTCCTATGGTCGTATTTGTTTGATGTGGGAGGTGACAACAAGCAATACACAATCATCTTTAAGGTTCTATCATGGCCATCTGTAGCCCCAGTGCTGCGTTATGCCTTTCGGGGCTTAGTAAATAGTCTGTGAGTGTCATTTGGATTACGTTTTTTGAGCTTCTTTTTGCAAATAAAGTTCGCATCGCTGAGCATCCCCTATGAATATGCACACTTGGCAAAGCCTTAACTTTCTTCCGCACCATGAGCATACCCATTCAGCCGCCGATGTTGCGGAAGAAGGCTTATCGTTTTGCCCATCATCAAATGGGTCTGTATGTTGTGCCATGCTATTGTGCTACTCTTTGTACCTTTTCGGTTCTTGAAACTAAATGAATTTTAATATCCTTTGCCAGTATGAATGTATGGAAAAGTTCATCACCATACACGAGCATTGTGTCGGCTTCCTTCTCAGCCATCGCTATTGCTTCGGCTTCATCCTTGGCTAATACCGAGAGTCTTATTTCTATGCCGCCTTTGGACATAGATAGAGTTATGTACATTTTCATTTTTTGGATTTCTTTTCTTTGAGACGAGCAATACACTCGTCCCTTTTTGAGTAATACGCTATCTCGGATGCGATAACGGTTGTTCCTTACTCCCTTGCCATTATCCGCGCTTCCAGTGCGTCACGCGGATAAAGTTCTAGGGCGGTTTCTTTGTCGTCGTGGCCTTCGACGTGTGTTTTGCCGTTGGCAAATATCAGTCCGTTGTAGTACATCATCTGCGCATGAGTTTAACAGTTATGCGTTTGAGGTTGGTTTGCTTGTTACCCTTATATTCCTCATGGCTAACTGTGCCTAATATAATCGCTTGCTCGAATCGCATTGGCTCTCCGCCTTTGTAGTGGTACACATCGCCTGTATCTTGGTCCACAAATCGGTAAATAAAGAACGTACCGTATTGGCCTTGGCCTTGATAGAGAAGTTCTTTAACGACGTGTACTTTTACGCGCTGTCCCTCCTCGAAATAGTGAGCGTTGCCTCGCTCCTTTACTTTGTCCCTCTCGATATTGCGCAGCTCGCGTTTAGCTATCCACTTTCCTGCATATCTTACAATGTGGCCCAATTCAATCAAGCGGCGGCGAGCAATGGCCTGCATGCGGATAGGGCAAAGGTGATGGCCAATTATGCCGAATAGTCTGCGCTCGTCGTTCATTTTGGCGATGGGCTTGCCAAAAAACATATCAAAGGGATAAGCCTCGTATGGCTTTAGTTTTTTGCGTGCCATGTTATTTTGGAGTATGTCCGCTAGCGGCGGCGTTTACAATGTTGTTGTTGCTGTCAAATATTGCGATACTATCGCCAGTTTCTTTCTTTGCTGCTCTTTTTGCTTGGGCCAACGTCGCAAAGGTTTTCTTTTCTCCGCTCCAATTATCGCGGTACCAAAATTCATTCATAGTTGTTGTTGTTTTGTTGTCAATTTCAATTCCTTATACAAAAGTACATATTAAAATTTTAATATGCAAGACTTTTGCAAAGTTTTTTTTAAATAAAAATAGGGCTGCACTTTTTACATGCAGCCCTATATCTTAATGGCCGTATTTGTCGATGACGACAATTTTAGCGCCGACCATGGTCCCCGACTCTTTGAAAGTACCTGGTTCTATGTCGTGCATCTTAGCATTGAGTAAGCTAATCCACGCCTTGAAGTCACAGCAGGCCTTTGTGCTGCTATTAAGCCAGTGATTGGACATCACGCACACCACGCGCCCACCCGGTGCGAGCATGGCCCACATTTTATAAAGGTGCTCAATGTCCTGGTTCTTTGCGAATGGGGGGTTGGCAATGATGATATCATACTTCTTAGTTTCTTTTGCATCCAAGAAATCTTCACCCAGCAGCTCAATGCCTTCCATTTTTTTAAGCACTACACGATTAACTGGCATGAGTTCATAACAGCTGACCACTGTTTTGAGGTCGAGACTCCAAAGCTCCTCCTGAATAGCCTCGATGATAGCGCCCTGTCCTGCCGACGGCTCTAATATTGTATCTCCGCCACTTATCTCTGCCAATTGCACCAAACGCCTAGCTAGCTCCTTTGGAGTAGCAAAGAATTGAAACTCTTTCTTCAAGTTTCGATTTTCACCAGCGGCAATCTCGGCCAACATATCTGTAGGATCACTTTGAAAAACAAATGCCTGAGTCTTGCCTCCTTTCCATTTGCCACCAATCAATTCAAGTGCTTTCTTTACATCGGTATAGACAGTTCTTTCCAACTGTCCTTCAGGGAGACTTACATTAAGTCCATCTACTTTGCATTGTTTTAAGACCTGTAATGCGCGGTCGTCAATCTTTGTTGCCATTTCTGTTGTTTCAATTTTAGTTTGTTGTTGTGAATATAATTCCTCCCACTTCTTCGGGTTATTTATTTTAAGCTTCTCCTCCTCGCTCCAATTGGCTTGCACCTTGTCGAGCATTCCCTGAAGCATTTTATTGAAGTCATCACTCATACGGTTTAGCTCGTCAAGTCCTGTTGATAGTTCATCAAAGTAGCTTAGTTGTGTTTGCTTTGGCTGCGATTGCGGAGGTGATTCCTCTATTTTGTCGAATATAGTTAGTTGTCGCATGGGCTATGGGCTAGTAAACGTGATATAAAAAGCCAAACTCTACTTTCACTTTGGATTTTATTTTCTTCTCCAATAACTTGATATCCTCTTTGTGCTTCTTTGAAAATTCGGCAATCATCTCGGCCATTCTTTCGGGAGTAATTGTTGTAATTACATTTTCGTCTGTATCAATGTCGGTTTGACTGTAACTATTTGAGAATAAATACATTTGTTCATCTTCGACATAGTGCGTAAAGTTTTCGCTTCCTATTAGCTCCTCACTCCAAAGCATTGACTTTGCAGGTACCTTCTGCAATGCAACAGGCTTTCCGCAAATCGGACAAAAATTATCGCCTCTGTGATTTTCATGCTCGCCGCATGTCCTGATTTCATTTAAAAAATCTTCATATTGAACAGGAATTTTAATGAACGGCTCTAGGAAAATTCTTCTATCTAATCCCATAATGTTTTTTTTGGTAGGTGTACAATTTTTTGAACTGGGGGTGTTCGGAAAGTTGAACGGGGGTGTTCAATTTTCCGAACACGATACTATATATAAGATAAGTATATATAAGTTATAATATTAATTTTAAAAAAAAGGAAAATTACTTATGGAGATTTCTTAAGAATATTTGTCCGACGTAAATTTCAGCTATTTCAGATTGATTGTGAATTTTGATTATATTCCCCCATTCCGAAGTACCGAAGTCCTCTCTTTTAAATTCATATTGATATACAAATTTTAAAGAAAAATTTAGTGCTGGCTCTTGACCCGCTAAATGTATGTATTCAATGTGGATTAAAAAATCAATTGCGTGGTTAGCAAGCTTTGGACTTTCTGAAATAAAAAAAATATGGCTTAATCCTAGCTGCCCGAACTCGTGTCCGCGTCTTTTTATAACTCCAATGCTAAGGTAATCTAATCTACTGTATGGGATTTTTTTATTTTCAAGCAATAAATCTATATGTCCCCTAAATTCGATTAACTGCTGACGAGAAGCATCCCTTAGCATTTCTAAAGCTTTTCTGATATTCATGTGCCGATAGTTTTAAAAAAAAGGAAAGTTTGAGCTTGGAGAATCGATTCCTTTGAGCTTTTTTAATTCGTAGGCAAATTTAAGCCCGCAGAACTTTGCAAATATTTCTGCTTCATTACGAGCCCGCTTGCTAAAAATAATCTTTTTAGCATCAGTTCGTAAATCATTATAACAAAGAGTACTGTTTAATGCTTCGAGGCTATTAATTGGGCGTGTGTTATCTTGAAGGTAATTGTCTTTAGCTCCCAAATCACCTGTCTGATGGCGAATATCTCTAGGTGGAAGCTGCTCTACAGCTTTATCTGCCCTAGTAAAAGGACGTTCCCAACTTTTGCTATCAAGCGAATCAATAAACTCCCGAATTTCTTTGAGCTGCTTGGGCGTTGCCCTTTTCAGAATCTTGTAAATATCCATATCGTTGTTGTTTTTAAAAATGTTTCAATACTGCAAAGCTATGTATTAAAATTTTAATATGCAAGAGAAACAATAATTATTTTCTGTTTCAATTGAAACTATTTACTAGTAAATACTTGTAAATACTATCAAATATAAATATCTTTGTTTCAAATCACAAAACACACGTGGCACAATGGTTTTTGCACACTACAGCCTTTTGTTTCTTATACTGTTGTTCGCGTTTATTTGGAGACATATTTCCAAGGAAGCAAAACGAACCGCAGAACTTGAAACGAAATCAAGGCAACACACAGAAGCGATTCTTCCAACGCTCGAAAAACAGGAAGTTCCTGTCATCGCCAAGGCAGGAGAAGAAACAGGGGCAACTGTAGTAAGGCGAACCGATAAGCAATGCAACGGCTACACGTACATTGTAACCCATTTTTCGGACGGTACGACGGCAATTGAATACATAACACAGACAAAAACAACAACAGATGTCTATTAAATCAAATCTGACAGCATTTTTCAGCATGAAAACCCTAGTGGTTATTGTGCTGTTTGTCCCAACGCTATTCGTGAGCTTTGCTCGCGAAATGATGAGCCATCTCAGCCGCATGACAAGCGGATTCACCGACTTTGGCTCTGCTTACTCACTTACTTACATTTTTGTTGTGGGCTTGGTATTTATTATGTCATACGCAGGTATAAACGCCGACTTTGATGTGCTTTATGGCTTGTTTGCCTTGTCGTCCGGCAATGAAACATGGTCGTTCCAGATGGCAATCATCACAGCGATAGCAATAGGCGTGGGGCTATACATCACAACAAGCAATATAACCTCAATCCTTGCTTACCACAAGTGGCATAGCACACATAAAAACTATGTGGACCACCGCATTCAGCTCACACTGAACGGTATTTTCTTTGCTGCTTGCTTCATATCGACAATGCAGCTATCCAACCACAGCGACAAGGCAGTTAAAAACCGCAGTCAAAAGGTTGTTTCTGCTGTTTCTTCGGAGAAAAAACAGGATGAAACAGCAAAAAACAGAGCTTTCAGTGGGCAGATAGCATCTTTGGAGGCTGACTTTGCCCGTGATAGTTCCTTTGCCTACAGCGAGGCCATGAGTGCAGCACAGTCTAAAACCAAAGCCGAGCGCATAAACATCGCTGCAATTGAGGCTAATATTGCCGAAATGAAGGGCAGAAAGGCGAAAAATTGGGGCGAAAAGAAGTGGATAGAGCTCCAAGTCAACAAGCTTGGTGTTAGTATCATCGCACTGAATGAAACAATCAAGACAAAAGAGTCTGCGGTATGGGAAACATTCAACAAACAGATGTTGATAAGGTCGCAAGCACTGGGCGCAAAGAAGGATTCAATCATGAACTTACACGGCGCAAGTATGGCCAAGCTCGAAAAGAAGTTCGAGGATAAAGGCACAGCGCTAGAAAATGATGTGAAGATGGCAGGTTCTGTGTTTCGTTGGAGAAACATCATCTTCAATGTCATGGTGGTAGTTCTCACGCTCATGTTATCGCTTTACTTCAAGGGGGCAGCTGAAGATGATTCTACCGTAACACAAGGGGGTGGTAGTTCCGGCAATGGAAACGGAAATGGTGGTCCAATCCCAGTAATTATACCAGACTTCAAAACGCCAAAGGTAATCCGCACGCGTGGAGTAAATGTACCGCCTGATAAGAATAATAATTTTGGCGGTGGTGGCAATGATAGGGGCGGAGAAACCAATGAACAGCCCGAAAGGGTTGTGCTGTTCAAAGACTTCCAAGGTATATGCAAGCGTGCTAGGACAAGATTTGAGAGAGCATATACAAGCAAGACAGAAGATTCTCGTTTGCTCAATATGGTAAAGGCGCTTTCAGATGTTCGTTTTCTTATTAGTCGCGGCTTCTCCGTATCTGAATTGAGCGGTGGATTGTCTTTAGTGCACGATGGAGCAGGCAATATATCTCAGAAAATAGCCGAGCTATTGGGCAAACATGCTGCGGAGATTGACAACTACCAAGGTGAGAGCAACGACCTCGAAAAATTCATGTAAAAAAAAGTTGTGAGTATTTATAAATATTTACTTGTAAATACTTGCAACTTTAAAAAAAGCTATGTAGCTTTGTATCATGGCTAAGAGAAAGATTACAAAAACAATCGTCATTGACCCAGAACTAGAGGGCGCATGGAATGGTTTGACTAACAAGTCACACACGGTTGAGCTTGTCTTGAAGCTAGCAAATGCTCTAAAACATCCGGACGAGGTTAATATCATTCTTAGGGATGCTTTTAAGCCGAGTCCGGCAATAAATACATAGTTCTTTTCAAATTGGCGCTGTTGTTGTGCGCTTGTCAATGTTTCAATTCATAAATACCTTTGAGGGGTTCGCCTGAAAAACTTGCCCCGCTTGACTACGACGGCGGCGTTGGAAACTTCGCCGCTTTTTTAAAGCGATTTTTTTGAACAATGTATATATAGCTTGGTTGGTAGGATGCGCTCTTCCAAGTATTTTTAAGAAGCTCATTATTATGTTTTTTGTTGGATGAATTCCGTGTCGCGAGG